GATCACCGGAGAGCGTCAAGTCGGCGGCTGAGAGATTGCCGCTGAAGGTGGCGCTGTTACCGTCGGAAGCGATCGAACCGGCTTGAGTCTGCAAGTCGGAGATGTCGCTGTCGTTGCTGGTGATATCGGATTGGGCCGAGGACACGTCCGACTGGAGCGTGCTGATGTTGCTGCCGTTGGTGGAGATATCGTCGGCGTTGACCTTGACTTGAGAGTCGAGAGCTTCGTCAGCTGCCTTCAACGTGGCAACGCCTGTCAAGTAGTTGGTGGCCCCGTTGGCGGTGTAGGCACCGGCGGCGCTCAAACCTGCGGACGCTTCAACCGTATCGATGGCGGATGCGTTGGTGCTGATGTTCGTTGAGTTGGTCGATATGTCGGTAGAGTTCGACGTGATATCGGATTGCGCGGTCGATACGTCGCTTTGCAGCGAGCTGATGTCTGTATCGTTGCCGTCGATTTGACTTTGCAGACCTGACACCTTGGTGGCGACTGCGGTACCTATTTGTGAGAGAATATTAGCCATGAGTGATTATTTTTGCGGATTTAAAACTACCCTCCGACCATCTTCAGGTAGCGTTTCATATAAGATGCCACTAAGTGCCCCCAGCCCTCAACCGGTTGTATTTATTTCAAATTTGAATTGACAAAAGCGGAACTTAACGCTTTTCTCCCCAAATGGGGAAGGCAGAATTAAGGTATCTTTCGCCACGTGCCATCAGAGATCGGATGGACGTAAGCGCCGGAACTGTAAGGCGTTGGGCAAAAAGTTATGGCTGGCGAAAGAAAAAAATCAACGCACGGGTAATCCGTTATCTCGCTACCGATGTGGAGAAAAGTTTGGGGGTGCCTTTTAAATGAACATTCTCGAACAGATCGGAACAGATGTTAAAAATAAGATTAGCGATAACAAGGGGCTGGTAAAGATAGTGGATTCGGAGACCAATATATTAGCACGCACAAGCGATGCATCGGGAACCCTTGCCTTGGGAACTGACACTAACAAACTTTACATCCACATAAGCGCAGGAACTTGGAGAACTATTTCCACGGATTCGGCGGAGTAAACATTTGTATACGCCCTACCACAAAATTTAAATTTTCGGGAGTTAGCCTGTCTACGTTAATAGTGCAACGGTTAACCCCTATACTAATACCGCCCCCTTCTTCTCCTTGTAGAATCAACTGTTCTACGTAATCGTGAATCCCGTAGTGCTTTAACCATTTCCAGTATAGAGAACGAGTTCCTTTTGCGCACTCTACCAACACATCGAACCTGCACATAGAGGCGTAGAGCGTCGTATCACGAAAGACTACGGGTGTGGATGGAGGCTCGGATAAGGGAGCCTCTATCCGGAGGATCATCCCCCGTTAAGCGCTGTCAGGAATTCCTGATATGCGTCATCGTCAAGCTCTTTACTGACTTCGAGAAGAGTGTCCATTTCCTCAGGGGCACCCTGGATAATCGTATCTACCTTCGATTGAAGGTTCTCTATCAACTCACCTACGGTATTGGTCTCGGTTCCCGAAGTATCGAGAGCGTCGGGCACATCGTCCAACGTAGCTTTGTTGAATACCTTCAGGTCACCCATCGGGGTCTTCGTGCTTAAAGTCTTTTTCCGCCGAAAGCTCCTTTAAATCCTTTTCCTTGACTAACCCCTCTAGGCTGAAAGGGCCTTCTAGGTGAACAGATAAGGCGAACTTGCCGTTCTGTAACTCTCGTGGTGAGGAGTAGAGCGCACCCGCCCACGAGCTTGGAAAGTCGGGCAGGAGCCTCAAAAGCTTTTTGGACGCAGCTTCCGCTTCTTTTAGGCTGTCTTTTACTAAGTATTTCATGCGAATTGTCCCGTGTATCCGGTTTGCGTATTCAGATAACCGGCGTAGCGGTTTTCCAAGTATGCGGTGATGTTGTCAAAATCAGATTTCACGAGCGCCTTGTCGAAAAACAGTATTTCCGCTATGTTCGCGTTGCCCGTAAAGAAATTGAAGGTAGATGGGTTTATTACGGGCATTATACTCGGGTGTTGGGCACCTGCTACATTTATAAACGTGGAGGGGTTGACCTGTTCAAACGCGGGCCCGCCCCCGTTGATCCAACCTTTTATTTGCCCTTTTCTGTTGCCCGCACCCCCCGGGTCGTCCCCGTGGTGGATGAACGAAAGAATATTCATGGGGGCGGGGTTGTCCGTAGCGTTAGAAGAGCTCGACAACATCGGATGGGGGAAATCCTCACCGGGCGTGAACTTAAGATAGTTTTCTAGGGGGCTTATGCTGGCAGTTGAGTAGGTGCCCCCAACGACGCCTGCGATTAGTGAATGTTCCGAAGGGTAGTAATGGGAGTATCTCAGCCCTTGGTACATGTGGGCTTCTCTATATGTGTGACCATTGCTGTTAAACGGCGTGCGGTTAATGCCGCCACCGTCGTCGAAAAGAGCACCGTGGTGTTCCTTGACGTCGGACCCCGAAGCCCAGTCGTACAATGCCAGCGTTGAGTTTGCGTATTCGGCGGCATCGGCCCATTGGTACGTTCTCACGTAGGGGCTACGGAATAGGTTAAATAGCCACGACAGTCCATTCTGGTCGTGGTCGTTATTGGAAGATATATCCTTAAACGCCAAGCGGGGGTTGCTATGCGGCGGTGGGTAGGGGTGTGCGGTATGGTTTATATTAGCCTGAGACAGTACCACAAACATGGATACGCCCTCGCTGAAATATATGCAGTCGTTATTGTTCGGGTTAACGATCGCAGAGAATTTCTGATTTAACGTGTTGTTGAACCCGTCTTTTGAAGAGGGTTTGAGCATATTGTAGATACTGGAGCTGGCGCCTAAAGTAAACTCTGTCGTATGCCTGTCCCCCAAAACTGGAATCGGAGCTACGTTCGCCGAATCAGGCGACCATTGGTACAAGGAAGGCATCTCAACTACGACATCGGTTACCTTGTCCCCTATGGGCCGATTATTGTTGGCGTAAGTATCGGCCTTATTGGGTAATCTTTCCCCCGGCGTAAGATCCCCGCCGATCTTAGCCCAAAGCGGTTCGGTTCCGAGGTAGTTTCGCGCTTCCGCGTGCTCTCTGGCATCGTAGTGGAAAACAGGCTCATGAGTAAGAGAGTAAGTCACGCCAGAATTATCATCAGGGAGGTTATTGGGGTACCCCAGTTCACCGGCGCCGGGTACTCGGACGGGTCCCACCAAGGACCCGGCTTTCTTTTCGGTCGCCGTACTCCAGGCAGTACCTCGGTAATAGACTATCCGATAAAAATAGTTCAGGTTCGGCTGAATGGTGTTGTCCGTATGGGAATTGGAAGGGTTATGGTCGGCGCCCGGAACGTCGGTTACGGTAACGCCTGACGTCGGTATGCCGTTCGCAGCGTCCCACGGATCGTTCCCTGTTTTGCGCAGTACGACGAAACCGTCCTCTGAGTTAGCGCCCGGTCCGTCGTTTTCGTCATCAAATGATATGGTTACTTGAGCTGGCATGGTCTTGATTGGTTAATTGTAAATATTCCAGACGTGGATATTAGGAGAAGCGTTGAAGTCTTCCCATTGGACGGCGGCTTGCGTCACTTTGGGGGCCCTTAAAATTGGATTGAAGTTGGCGTTGAGCAACATGATTTGAATGGTTTGGTTTTTTGGTTCTTCCAGCGGGGCCGGTACCAAAGTTATTGTCTTCGTGACGGTTCCCTGTTCGTTGTAAGCGTCTTGGTTGTTGCTCGCCGATTTGGCGTTGTCCGTTACGGTTAATTCGATAGTGAATGGGCGGCTCTTTTCGTTCGTGTTCCCCGCTGGAAGCGTGTGGGTCACGTTGTCGCTTGCGTATTTGGTTCCCCCGGTCAGCGGAATCGTCCAGTCCCAAGCCACGATATTCTTTTGTGCGCCGTTGCTTGCCTGTTTGGCGACGGTCCCGGTATCGTCCATGGCGAGATCCGTCCCGAAATAAAACGTGGTCGGCGAGGACGTCGGCGGGGTGGTCGTAATGTTTATAGCTGCCTCGGGCGGGGCAAAAGGTTTGACTTTTCCTCCACCCCCGATCTTGGCCTCTATTCGGGCAAGCTCGGAGAGCAAGTCTTCTATGTCAGCCAGCTTAAGCAACGGGATGACCCCTTTCTTGCCGTTGATGCTCTCGACGTAATCGAAGGTGACAGCGCCGTCAGCGCCATTGACCGACTGCACGGGGGCCGCTTCCATGGCTTTATTGACCTGAAGCTTTTTGGTCTTGTTGTTGGCTAAATCCACCACAACCAAGAGGTCGGTATCGCTGGGTTTGGTGCCAAGGGGGTCAAGTTCGGTTATTTTTTTACTAGCCATGTCTTATGCAAATACTAGGTTATCGCCGGCTTGGGTCATTAGAAAGTCTCCAGCTTGAGTGGTTAAGGCGTTGGTGGGACCCGGGGGAGGAGGAGGCGTGGGAGGAGGCGTAGGGGAAGGAGGGGGAGGTCCCGCACTTGGAGCCCCTCCGTAACGGGCGTTCCATAGGCGGTTCGCCATGACGATGCTGCTGCCCGCGACAATTCGGAAGACCGGTTTGGTGCGGTTGAAAATCCTATGAGCGACTGTGCGTACATTAGCCATTACCTTTTAATAGGCACAGGTCTTCCTCCCAACCAGAGAGGATGCGGAGGCCTGTGCGGGACTCCATTACGTGTCGCAGGCGTCAGTTCAGGTACGAGTACCCCGCATATATCGTTCCATAAGGTTAATCGAACCCAACGTATATGGTCTGTGGTTTTTGTGCTCAAAGCTCTTTTAATATCCAGGACTTAGCCAAGAGGCTCAACCGGTTGCATTTTTACGTACCTTAAACATTTCGGGATGGGAGATCTTACGATTTTTCACTTCGATTTTGAGGACTGTTTCCGCGAGAGCCATAGGAGATACCTTCTCAAGCGCGTTAACGACGGCCTTGTTACCAAGAGTTTCTTCCGTGGTCGCATTGGGATCGAGCATCTTCGCGAGGTATCTGCCCCTTTCCGTTTGAAAGCGCTTCTCAAGATGGATAAAAGCCTCATCGTTCGTGAGCCGCTTGATGTCGGCGAGCTGGTCGAATATTACTATGTCGGTCACGGTTTGAAGATAAAGCGGCCTTGACTGTCGATCATAAACTCGGGCAGCTGGATTTTCACGAGCAGTTGGTATTTTTTGGATGCGTCAAGGATGGTGTCGGACTTGAGTTGTCTGTGCGTCTTGTTTACCACGGGCCCCCCGAACTGGGAGGAGCCGTAGAATGCATTGTGAACGTAGTCGTTGGAGGCCAACCACGCTAATAGAGCGGGGTCGGACACGCAAAGCGGGTCATTGGCGTCGGTATAGGGCGTAAGGACGGCATTTCGCTGCTCTCCGGCCTGATCCGTGATTTTGAAGTCTTGACCTAATGTCGTCGTCGGGTTGTTTACGCCTGCGGAATTCGCACTCGTTCTGATTATCTTCTCCTCCACGCTCCCCATGTTATTGGTGTTCAGATTAAACGTTTGCGTTCTAGCACCGTTCATCTGGTAATCGATCTGCAGCTGGAAGGTGACGTCGGGGTCGGGAGTCGTTAGAGTGTTGCACTCCGGGCGGGCATGCTTCGGATCATACCTATGCCGATATTCTCGGTCGACGGCTTGGGAGAAGGCCCCTGGATAGGTTCCAAAAAACGCCTTTCTCGCTTCGGGTCTGCCCGCATGCCGCTTATTCTTGCTCACCCAGCCGTCGTTATACGTTGCGCCCCACGCCCGCTCGCTTACGTCGGGGGTCCGGCGAACCGACTTGAAATGGCACTCGGGGCGCCGTCGGCGAAGGGAGAATTCTTTTCTTCGCAGGAATGGGCCTTTATACCACGGCAAAACCCGATCACCTAAGCTCTTTGGTGGTGGTCTTTTCATATCGTTGTCCTTTCTTGGTTCGTGAGCTGATCGAATATTACTATGTCGGTCATTTGAACTTCCAGCCTAGAGACGGGTCGGTGGGGTCTATCAATTCGAATTCCGGTAGATCCACGAGGACTGCAAGAAGGGCGCCCACGGCAGTTCCGTTACCCCCGGAACCGGTACCGGTACCCCCGTTACCCATTGTCCGCATTGTTGCGGGGAAGCTGTGACCGAGTCCGTCAAACGCAGTGTCGGATCGCCATTTAACAAGAGGGTGGTTCAGCCCGTTATTTGAACCAGCGGCATTCCATACCGCGCCGTTATTCGCGTGGCCCAGTCCATGATATTGCCATCGGGGATGGTTATTCGCGTTGAATTCTCCTACGTTTTGGAGGTATGCCTTCATGACGAGCACCTCCTCCCTGCCCTGAGCATCAATGAGGGAGAGGTTCCTAACCCGTGCTCTTTCCTGAACGTAGTCATGGGTGTGCGGGTGTCCTGTGCCTATTACGTAGAACTCAACATCGGATTGGCCCATAGAGGCTATACTAAATTCCTGAGCGCGTGTGTGATTATTTACCCAAGCACCGCCCGGAGATTCAGAATAATCGTACTTTAGGGTTATGGAGAATTTCGGATTGGTGACCGTAACGTAATTGCTGCGTATCTTGACATCCGTCGCCCCTCCCGCTCCCGTCGCTGTCAACTTCACCTCGAAAGGCCCATCGGTGGTATATGTGTGTGTCGGGCTAGTAGCTGTGGAAGTATTGCCGTCTCCGAACTCCCAAAGATACGTATTGGCGTTCGTCGAAGTATTGGTGAATACCACGGTAAGCGGCATATTCCCGGCAAGTGGAACTCCCGAAAAATCGGCGGCCAATGGCAGGACCGCTGGCTCCGTTACCCGGATAAGAGTCTTGTCGCCTGCGCTTTTGTTGGAGCGCATTACGGACTGCCCGTCGTACGTCATTCCCTTGGGAGCTCCGAAGGGGGTGTTGAGTCTAATCAGCCTCTTGATCGTTGGGTATTTCCGCTGCCTCGGAACGCCTCGGTTGTTGATCACGTCCATGGCTATCGCAAAAGCCCTAAACCGGGAACGGAGACCGTCCACGAATCGCGTGAAGTATTTGCCGCCGTTGCGAGAACGACGTCGGGGGCGGTCTTTGTCGCTGATTTCCTTACCTACTACGCCGGAGATGTGACCCCAGCGGCGGTGCCCTTTGTTGGCGTTAGTTGCCATTTTGTTGTGTGTGTATGTAGCCATGATAGTTATCCTGTTTGCTGTTGAATTAGTACCAAAGTCTTATCCCGTCCTTGTTGCCCACGCTCATATTGGTGCGGCCGATGGTCCCGCCTGCGTAGATGGTGCCTTTGGCTGCTCCGAAAGGCATATTAGGGGAGAAGATCCTCTCGGCGGTCGTGAAGTTCGCGCCAAGTCTTACGCGGGTTCTCAATCCAGTCACCTTGCGAACGAAAAACTTACCGCTATTGCGGGAGCTTCTCGTGGTTCTCGCGCCTGCTGTCTCCCAAACTTTGTGGCCTCTTTGGTTAAGGTCTTCCATTTTTTGATGCTTGTAAACGGCCACGATAGTTATCCTGTTTGCTGTTGATATTGATTTTGCCCCTGTGGATTGGAATTGCCCATTCCCTCCACGGCAGGTCCTATTGAATCCTGCTTAGGAGGAGCCGCCCCACCGGAGCCGCCTCCCCCAGTACCTTGAGCATCGGCCATGAGTTTCATCATCTCGGCTTCAGCCCTAGGGTCTTGCGGTGCTTCCTGTGGAAGAAGCTCGTCTATCTTCTCATACCCCATAGCGGCGAGAATTTCAACAAGTAGTGGTCGTACCCACGGGCGGATTTCAGGTGCGTAGTTAAAGTATCTTTCCTGCGTCTGCAGGGCCATATTGGCTTTTTCGAGAGTTCTCTGATCTTGGTTCTGCGACAGAATTACTCTGGCATCGGTCTCCAGGTTCTCTACCATTTCGGGAGTGATCACGCCAAAGCTGGCTACGTCTCCTTCCATATATTCAAAGATCTCGGGCTCTTCGAGAGTAGCCATGGAAATCTTTACGAGCTTAGTCAAGTGTTCCTCGAAACCTCTTACAACCCGACGCATCCAACGTCTGCCTATTTTGGAGGCTTCTCTCAGGGTGGCCTCAACTCCGGTAGCTGTGTTTGCCGGAGTCAAGGCCTGGTAATCCCCCTGAGCAAGGTTACTTACTCCAAGCCATAACTGGACCATGCCGAAGACAAAATCTATAAGTTCCTGAGTTTTGGTATCAACATTGGGGACTACCGCAAAGGTCATGAAGTCCTCCATTTTATGTTGATCCTTCAGTTCAAAGACTTTGCCTGCGTAAAGTTCTATCTCGTCCGGCTCGTCCTCCACGGAATTAGGGTTTACCCCCACTATTGGATTAGCGGCCATTTCGTTCCGGTAGGACTGTGAATTAAATTGTTTGTCCAGATACTCTTGGTATACGCGAACCTTCTCAGGGAGGGAAGGTCCCCACCATCTGTTTCTTTGTCTGCCTATGGAAACACAAGAGTAGGGTATCTTATTGTCGGGAGTCACTTTCGCAACGTACTCGTAGTAAACGGCCTGTTCGGTTTCCGGGTCTATGAAGACGCAAAAATCCTGAGGCTCTCCTGTTTCCAGGACATCTCTCTTCAACCAGAATTCCTTGATCTGGACCTTTGGGTTTTCCTCATCGTCGAAGGAGAGGTTCTCCCTGTATTCCTTGTTGTTCTCGCTTTTGGTTCTGGGATTTGCGTCCTTCTTTATTTTCTGGAGGAAATCTTCGTAAGAAAGCCATTCTCTCTCCAGGAACATTTTCTTACACCAGTTCAAATCCTTGTCGTAAGATTCCACCAAGCAGTCAGCTTCCTCGATGTGCTCTACATTGGAGGGGCAGAGAAAGCGATCGGAGTCTACGACTACGGAGCGGGGTCCTCTATACCTGATCAACTGAGTGGGCACTCCTTCCGGCAGGGGGACGAAATCATGACGACCGGGTACTGCCTCTATGCCGGGCTCCCCCACCATGGACATTACGGTCTCTCCCGTCATAGGATCTGTTATAGGCTCAAACTGAGCTTCGCCCTCAAGAACGTACTCTCCTTCCATTGTTCGGACGAAATCTTCCTCGACCGTATCGTACAGCGCATTCCGCTCGTAATCGTACCAAACCGAGCTGGATTCTTCGTAAACCGCCTTAAAGACCGCCGCCCTTTGCAGGAAAATATGGAGATAGCTTTCCTCGAGACGCTCGCGCGTGCGTGCTTTTTTATCCAGCTTCCAATTGAAATATTTATCAAAGGACTTGACGATAGCTTCGTCTTGGGGACCTTGAGCCTCGAACCTGAAATAGGGAGCGGTTCCCGTTATATCGTCTTCCGCTCTGGCGAGAAAATGATCTACGATAAGCGGTGTCAGGGGGATGGGCACGTTGGATTGTGAGAATATCGTATCGTTCACTAGCCGATCCGAGCGGTCATTCTCGTAAACCTTCCACGACAGCTTGTCGGAGTCTATCCTCTCAAGATTATCGGCCTCGAGTTCCTTGAGCCGGTCAAGAGCGTACTTGATCAGATCTTCTTCTTGCTTTTTCGAAAGCTTTAAATTGGTGTCTCTCATGGTGAAATGCCCAGCTGTCTCGCTTTAGCGAGAAGCCTTCCCTTGCTCTTACGTTGATCTTTTTCCGCTTGCTTTTCAATCCGTTGCATTTTTTCAGGGGATGCTTTCATTTTAGTCATTTTATCTATCTTGCGCTGCCAATATTTTCTCTGCTTCCCTATATTGTCCGAAAAGCCTTTGAGCTGTAGGTAAGGTTTAATTTCCTTAGCGTAGGTTATTGCTTGCTTAGGATCTTGGCTTTTGTAGAGGTTATACTGTTTATACCTAGCATCTATCCCCTTAAGCAACTTGAAGTAGCGTCTGTCCAGATTGTAGTCTTCGGTACCGTGTCGATACAACACCGGAAGAACAGGGAGGTCTTTAAGTAAAGTTTTGAACTCCCGTTCTTGCGGTCGTAACGTACTGCCCAGGTTCTGCCATATCATGCGCCCGGAGCCACCCCCTATGAAATTAACCAACTCGTCCAAGGTTTCAGGGGAAAAGGTAAAGGTAGAACCCCCAAAAGCAGGGTGGTATTGATCACCACCCAGCTGTCTGTTCCACCATTGAGCCGCTTCCCGGGATAAAGGATTGACGCTGCTAAAGTGTTGATGCGCCTCCGTTTTCTCAGAAAAGGAATTGTCGGGATATATCGGATTGCCCATGAAATTTACTTGAGGCCCCGCCATATTCACCAAGGGCCGGGCCAGATGTGGAGTAGCGGATATCAACGGATGGCCCGCAGCTCCCAAAGGATTAAACACGTCAAGCGCATTGGACAGCCATCCGATGGAAGCTTCGATGGGAGTAGCCCCTCCTTTCCCATGAATGGTGTTCCACATTACGTCACCTATTCGGCGTCCCAAGCTCAGCAGAGTGTTTAAGCCGTACGGAATGTGTACTTTAAGATGCTTCCCCGTGCCGGGCTCCAGCCATAACTGTATTTGATGGTTTCTCTCGTACTCCGACAAACGGTCAACGTGGTTCTCCTCGGTTTCCTCGTCTTCCCCGGCCCACAGTCTGGAAATAAAAGAGTACACGGCGGCTGCTGCTATAAACTGCCCTACAAGCGCCCCCGCTTGTTTGGCGGTTCTCTCCGTAAAGAAGGCTCGAAGGAGCTTGTAGTTGCCCTGCACGCTCGCGTTGAAAAACAAATAGAGAGTGTTGACTATGTTAGTGTAGTTGCCCTTCCGGTTGAAATCTACGGTTACGTCACGCGAGAGTCCAGCTGCTTTTTCCAGAGACATCCCGTTTCGAATCGCTTCCCTGAAAACTTGAAGTCGTACCCCATTCTCTACTCCAGTATTAAGGTTTTGAATAAAGGCTATAAAATCTTTTAAAGAGGCTTTGCTAGGTATTTTTCCCGTCTTCCCCATTTTATTGACACGTCTGGCAAGGTTGGCGGCTCTCTGCTCAGCATCTTCAATCCCGAAGAAAGCCACCCGACCGCCTGCTTGCTGGTAAAGCAAGGGGGCTATTTCCAAGTCATCCGCAAACTCCGCTAGAGAAAGACCTTTAAGATTTGCTGCTTTTGCGGCGAGTAGACGCGCTTTTAATTCCTTAGGAACTTGAGACCCCTTGGATTCTCTTCGAGACTCCTTATACATCGCGGCAATGTTTTGAGCTATATTGACGGGGTTCAGAACAGTTCGGGCAAATTTCTTGGTGTCTTCGGAGCTCTTTAAGGTAAAGTAGGCCATGAGCAAATCTCGATTCATGTTGGATACCATGAAATTGGGAGAGAATACCGTATAGACCTTGGCGAAGAAACTCATTAGATTTTTAAACTTAGCCGCCGTAGGGCCTAAACTGACGTTGTCGGCATTCTTTAACTGCCTTACAAGCATCCTACCTAGGTGGGAATCCTCAAATAGTATGTGAATAGGTTTCCCCTCTTGCCTATAAGTCAAAACCAACTCAGTTTTATCAAGAAGATTTTCAGTTACGACTTCTATGACTTTTTGCTGTCTGCCGTTTACATTCTTGAAAACGGCTACTTCCCTTTTACGTAAAAACTTTTCTTTATCCTCGGCAAGAGTGGGATCTATTACTTGAGCAACCTTAGAATACTTATCTCCTCCTTGCGAAAAAGCCACTCTTAAAGCTGCGCCTACGCTGTTGGATACTTCGTTTTTATTGGATCTGATTACAGATTCCGCTGCCGATTTCAAGGCATATGCGAAAATCTTACGCGACTCGGCCTGGGAATACCTGCCTTTAGCTGCTGCTAATACGAAATCTCTACTGTTCTCTGAGAAGCCGGCCCCCGTACCGGTGCCGCTTGGCTCTTCAAGAATACGCCCCCCATCCAACTCCAAAAGATTTTTAAGAAACCCTCCGAAAACATTACCATCTTCTGTGTTCACCTCCGCATCGTCAACACCTCGAAGGGGGGCCCAAACCCATTCATTTTTATCGTTTCTCGCATGCTTGTTTATCCTCCCCAGGGCGTCTTTACCTAACACACCGTTTGCGGCCAGAAGATCCAGGCTTCTCTTGTTCATGGAATCGAATAACTTGACGGCTTTCTTAATCAAGGTTTTCTGCTCTGCGCTAAGTTTATCCAAATTTTTGAGAATCTTTCGGCGATCTTCCGGCTTTAGCCCCGAGTAATCTGTGTTTTCATCTACAGGCAATCCGGACTTACGGCGAAGCTCTCGCATGTTGCGGTTTCGCACAGGTGCGTATCTTGCATATAGGTAGTCTCCAAAAGTACCTAACGGATCCTTCAATTTAGCGCTGCTTAAAAGCTCAAGCACAGGGTTCTCGTACTGCTGCTGGATTTCTTTTAACTGATCTCCCGTCTTCCCGAAATACAGTCTAATTTTTTGGATAAAGTTAAGGTCGTCTACTTGATGCCCTTTTAAGGACGAGAGCTGCCCTCGATCGTGCAGCCCTTGCATAACGCCTGCGCACCAATGCGAAACATGTGGAAATTGGTCAACTATTGCTCGCGTAAACTTCATATCGGAAGCCAAAGCCTTTTCTCTTCGGGCCTCCGCTTTTTTGCGAACAGGGTCCGTGCTAGAAGTCTTGAATATGGGGGAATCGTGATCAGCCTCTGGGTTGAAGTAGTCGGAATCGGAACCTTCTTCTTTCAAAGTTTTACGCTCTATTATGTCCCCCTCGGGAGAAACGGTACCACTGCTACGCGAATGGTCGGGGCTTATGTTCATATCCAAATCGAAATGTTGGACGGGGTTGCCGTCTATATCTACCTCCCCATAGGCCAACGAAATAAGAAGTCTTAACGCTTCTTCCTTCTCCAACTTCATAGGGTCCACCTTTGCCGTGCCGGACGAGTCCTCGGCAGCGTTTTCAAAGAGGGCCTCCATAACCTTTTGGTAGTTTTTGTTTCTCGCAATATCAGGTGCGCCCAGCCATTGAGTTAGTAGGTGCCCGAAAACCTCTTTTCGAATATTAGCTCCACTGGAGCTGGTTAAACGCGCGGCCGCATCCTCGAACTTGAGGATACCGTCCTTCCACTTTTTGCGGAGACGCTCTTTGTTTTTACGTACCCATGTATCTATTTCTTCCTGCTCCCTGGCTGTCCTTTTCCGTCCTTCTGGCTTTGGTAGGGGTTCGGATAAAGACCGGACAAGGGCGAAAAGATTATCGTGGAACGGATCGCCTACGTCCAGTTGTTCCATGTTCTCCGTAGCGGGATCAAGGGCCACTGTATCGGTTTTATGTTCCCCGAAAGCTCTTGTAACTCCGAAATTGAGAATTTGGTTTAACAGTATTCTCGGACTTATTTTGGTAGTCTTTTCTTCTAGCGAACTTAGAACGTTGTCAGTACGGTGCAGTTTCCTTCGAAGTGCATGTAAAACACCTATATTATGTTTAGGGTCTTTTTGGGTTCGGATATCGTTCTCTACAGCTCGTAGGCTTTTACGTATTTTTTCTATAAGTTCCGTCCTCTCCTGTAACTCTTTCTCCAGTATCTCGTAACCATCGGGCAGAAACTCCAATATAGAAGCGTTAGACTTGTTGGGATCGGGGCTTCTCTTGAAGAAGATGGGAGTGTCCAGCACAGGGTGAGGTTTACGCCCCTCGGGGATATCTTCGGCGTTTAGCAAATCACTGAAAAAACTTCGGGCAGCGATTATGGATGTGCGCCAATCTTTGAGTTTTTCCTCCAGAGCGATTGCCTCTGCTCTGGCGGGAGAAGACGTTTCTCTAAAAGCTAAAAGCTCCTCTAGAGCTTCCGACAAATGTTCTTCGAAGCTGGCCAAACCCGTAGTACTTGAGGAAAGTCTTTTGGGACGCCCACCTCCGCTAAAGTAATGAAGCATTTGCCTTATCAAAATTTTTCTTGCGTTTTCCAGTCCTAATCTTTGGAAATCTTTCTGGTTCCAGTCTTTGGTAAGATTAGGGTCTTTCTCCGCTTCGGCTGTGTATTTAGCAAGCTCCTTTAGATCCGAATCCGGTATAAGCCCGATATCTATATAATGCTGAACTAACTCGAGAGGGAATTCTCGATCCAACATTTTCCGGATCATCGAGTCTTCAGGAAGTACTGTGGTATCTTCGGGTACGCTGTATTCGGGAGTGACTTCTTGTTTCCCCTTAGCTACCTTTACAGACTTGCGCTGTTTCTGCTCGGGATATACCTTGTCGCGCTCTCGCCTTTCCGCGTCTCTTCTGTCTGCATAATCTTCGTAACTTTCTACAACCTCTCCCTCTTTCCTCTGGAAACCTCCGAGGAAGCTTTCTTCCTTGAAACCGTCTTTCTCCCCCCTCTCCTTTTTTATTTTCCGAGTAACGGAGGAGGGGGTGGCACCTTTTGCCTTCAGCTCTTCGTCGGTTGGGGGTATCTTTCCTAGGGGAAGTTCGTCCGTTTCCGAAAAAAGATTACCAGGAGGATCTACGAGGGGGTTAATAGAGTGCGTTGCCTTTACGCCTTGGACTCGTAGTTGGCGGATACCTTCAACACCTTGCGTTTGATATATCTCATTCTCGGGAGTTTTCTCCCAAGTACCTCCCGTTCCCTCGCCCTTGGGGCTCAGCTCCGCTAAAGCTTCTTCTGAAAGAAGCATTGGGGCTCGGGTGGAAAGTTTTAAAATTTCAGCCAGTTCGCCTTCCGGGTTTCGCTGCACTTCATCAGACCATTCTTTAAACAGTCTCGTAAGCCCCTGCTCTCCATCTATCAGCTTCGTGTCGTACGCCGCCTTCAATAAATTATAAATTACGGCATCTACCAAATTAGGATTCCGAGAACTTGAGATCAATTGATCTTTTTGTCGCTGACTCGAGGACCACCCCCTCTTGCCCGACATATCTATAGCAATCGCCAGCGTTTCGATTTCTTCTTTCGACAAAGACGCAAGAGGTCCCATACGGTCCCCTGCTGTGTCTGTCATTTCGAAAACATAGAACTGTTTAAAAGCTTGAATCTGGTTATACAAGTCGTACAGTTTTTCATGCTCGGTGGCGAATTTCACTTCCTGTCCCAGTTCAACCAGTTTATCCAACCGCTTTTTTAGGTTCTTCTCAATCCGCTCGATCATGGAAATCCCGCCTTTGGATTCCGCTAATTGAGACAGGCTGAACTTTTGTCCGTACGTGATCTTTTTCCCGTTTATGTTGATGCTGTTCACGAGAGTGCTCTCGAACAATCCTCCGGGTAAAAATAAATCTCCCTCCAATACGGCATCCCCGGGCAGTCTTAAAAATTTATCGTAATGTGTCAGAGACTTCCCACCTTCGAGGAAAGGAAGTTGATGGAGCATTTTCATCTCCTCTTGCAGGTTGGCGATAGCTCCTTGCGGGGTGTACAGGTTCTTGTACAGTATACCGCCGTATTCTTCGTCGAACCCCTGTAGGTATTCGAAGTCTTCCGCAAAATCGGGAAAAGAATCAGCCAGAAGTTTTTCCATGGCCCGCCTTCCGCTTAGCGTCAGATCTCGCGTACCTATCATAGCGGACCTCGCTCCCTCTTCCAAAGACAGAGTAAGCTTTGCGTTTTCGGTATCTATGGGAACCCACTCTAGCTCCACTCCCGTCAACGCGGCTCCTCCCCTGGTATACGGATAAGGTTTCTTGTCCAGGGTATACCACTGATTGTCCGACTGGTTATATACGTGAAAACTAGTTTCATCGGCCTGGTTCTCTTTCTTCTGGGGCTGAGACAGATCGCGTCGCCACTGAGTGCGGAACCACTCCATGACAGCCATTTGAACAGCGAAACCCGAACCCCCGTCAATATAATTGACTTGGCGTACACGGCGGCTGAAGTCTCGAAGACTCTTGTTGAACGCCTTCTTCTCTTCCTCCTGCAATGTTTTCTTGTGTTGCCAAATGGAAAGATCGTAATCCGCAGGCAAAGAGGAATCGAAATCGCGGGCTTTTACGTTGAACTCATCTATATGCACTTTCCAATCGTTATCTTTTGAACCTTCGGGTATTTCCCGCACGCCCGACGAGAAGCCGCCTTCATTGTTTCTACCTACCACCGCAATAACTTCGTTAACTAAGTGCAACCAGGGTTTTTGCCCCCCGTCATTGGCCCATAAGCTTGTGCGCTTGCCTTCAAGAGGGCCAAAGGAATTGGTGTTCTGTATCTGGTAGTAGTTTCTAAGCTTAAGCTTTTCCACCCGAGAGGGGAGTTTTTTGTCAAGAGTTCTCTCGACCACTAGTCGGTCACCGGGTCTACCATCTCCAGGAGGTCTCAGAGCCACCAGATTGCCGTTAGGCATCCGTCTCATAGGCTGCCCTTGGTCATTAGTGAGAATCCGTAACTGGGAATCGTGACGTGCAAAAGGAGACCACTTCTTCTGCATATCCAAAGCGGCATTGTAAGCCTGTACCGCCTGCTCCAACAACCACTTGTTTCCGTACCCGTATCCGTCCCACTGCCAATCTATCAGCTCATGCTCCTCGGATTTGAGGCCCCCTCTTTCCGATTTATCCTCCTCGAGCCACTTACCGCTTTTCTTATTGTACGCAAACCCCCAGTGTACCTGTTCTATTCCGAAAAGCCGGCCCAGACGGAAGAACCAGGAATCAGTGCCCTCGGCTCCGCCGGAATGAAAGGCTAAGCTCCTCCCGCCTCCCGCCTGCCGCCTGGCATCAGCACGCTCTCGCAGGGCTTGGTTGACCGCCTGTTTAAATATTAAAGATCGCCTTTCGGGGCTTATCTTAGAAAGTAATGTTTTCTTTTCTTCAGCTATTTCCTTTGCCCTTGTTACTACGGAAGGGGGCAGACCTAGAGACGAGTCCTTCAAAAGAGCTACGGCTGAAGGGTCTATCTTTTCAATACGCTTTCGCAGCTGGCGTAAATACGCCTCGTCCGGAACAGCTTGGTCGTGGGTAAGGCGATACGCTTTCGCGTCTCGAAGTATCGACAACACCTCGTTCGTGTTTTTAGCAGCTTGCTGCAATTGCTGCAGTTCTTTCTTGAGAGATCCCTGGTAGTTGTCGTAGGAAAGAAAATCGTGCTGTATGGGCAGCTCGCGCAAAGCATCTATATTGATGATCGCCTTTAGCAAATTCTTAATGGAGTTGCGTTTACGATCTTCGGGTTTATTGTCTGTCTTTCTAAAGTTAGGACTGCTATCGAAGAACTCCAAGGGATTGGTCCCCAGTTCTTCGGGAGGCACTACCGTAAGCACTCCGTTGCTTGTCCAAAGAGTGCTGTCCTTCAGTACGTATTCATAGCCCAGATTTCCTGCTACGGTTAAAGCGTTAACTAGAGTTGAGAGCTTCTCTTTCCCGTCCTTGCCCGCCAAGGACATAAGGTTACCCGCGAAGCGGAGCTTGTCTTCCGAAGTAGGGTCGGGCGGCAGTGCATAAATGATGGGGTCGTGGTCTTCCTTCTTTTCGGGAGTTCCCGACATAAGGGAATCCAGGACGTCCTGTTCAGATATAGTCTCTTCTTTGGGTTTGGCTTCGGGTTTGGTTTCGGGTTTTAACCTAGTTGTGGTGGCCCCTCCCTCCTTTACGTAAAACGCCGGTTCACCCAACGCTCCCAACATGCTGTTTATGTTCGTAGCAACTTTCTTGGACGCTTCCCGGTTAACCGTAGGATGGTTGGTTATCCATTTATTAACATCTTCCGACTCAACAGGGTCCTTACCAGCCATAGGAAGGGCTGACTCTATTAAGGACCCTATATTACCTATTTTAGCATCTAACTCCTGGGCTACCTTCTTCAGCTTATCGGATCCGTAGTATACGGATAAGTCGAAGTCGCTCCCCTTGTTAAGCCACCTTCCATTTGGAGACATGCCGGGAACCGGGAACCAATGCCCCGGCTTCGATAATTTTTTTCCCCCCATCCCGGAAGAGAGATAAAAAGCGACTTTGACCCCCTCTATGTCTATTACTACGAAAGGACGTAAATCATCCGACACTATGTAGTTACTGCCGTCGAATAACTGAGCCCCCTTCAGCTCCCCTACGGCGGCGTTTGCAGCTTCTAGCGTGTCATGAATACGGGTGGGTACACCTCCCTCGGCCTTCGACTTTGGAGCTTCGGGCTCGGCTTCGGGTTTGTCAAGTCGTTTGTTTTCGGTTAGCGTGCCTTTTTCGTCCCACTCCTTTATGGAAAGCAAGTCGTCGTCCTTGTAGTTGTATTCGTACTCCTTCTTCCCGTTCTCGTACCACCTTGTCGTAATCCCGTCCCGCTTGCCGTCCTTGAAGTTTGTTTCCGACGACTTCTGCCCGTTCGAGTACCAAAAGGTCTGCGGGCCGTGCAAATTGCCGTTCTTGTAGGTTGCTTCCGACAGCTTCGCCCCGGAATTGAGTTTTGATACTGCAACCCCCGTGAAGGGTTTTCCTTCGAAGTACTGGAGGCCGTCCCGTTTTTCGAGTTCCAGGGGATCGACTTCGTTCTCCGGCTCGGTGGGTGCGGCTTCGGGTTTGGTTTCGGGTGCGTCTTCGGGTGCGGCTTCGGGTGCGGCTTCGGGTGCGGCTTCGGGCGGTGAAGCAAGAGCTTCTATCTGAGCTTTGCTGGGGATTGCTGCATTTCTAAAAGGTGCATATGGTTCCGTTGTGTTAGTGAGAACTACTCTTTTTCGAGCTCGGCCCATCGCCGTATAGAGCCAGCGAGCTTGTTCTTCTTCTTTTGCGCGCCACTTTCCCGAGGAATCTTTTTCGCTTATACGAACATCCGGGTATACGAAAACGGTATTCCACTGGGAACCTTGCGCCTTATGCGCAGTCAAAGCATAGCCGTACGTACTAACGTACAAATTGTCGGCTAGTTCCTTCGGAGCATTTTCCCGCTCTGGAGTTTTAACCATGTTAGAAGGCAGAGCATCCCAATTTTCCGTATACACCCCGCCCAGTTCAAAACTGGCTTGGCCCACTTTAGCCGTATCATATATAACTAGATGCGTCGTGGTAACGGCAGACCCTTCTACGTCTGAGGTAACTTCGTAAAAATCGTAATTTTCGGGAGACAGCTCTTTTCCCGCGTCGTCTCCTGTTGCATAACGAGACTTATAACGCAGCGCTAAGGCTTCTTTATCTATCGAGTCTATAACCGAGGCCGAAGTAACATTTAAAGTTTCGGAATTGGTGTAGCGTATGCCGTTGTTTAACACGAGAAGCTGTTCACCCTCGTTCAAAGTGTTTGGCTTAAAGCCCAAAGCCTTCCGTACGCCTTGGTTAAGTATGCTTCTGTTTTTATTAGTATGGCATATGGCTACTACGGAGTCTTCTTCTCTCTTACCCCCCTGGAACCATTTCTTGAAAACGGCTTGTAGTTCTTTTTTGAAATCACCATCCGCCGGCTTAAAATCAAGATCTCCAGGTTTCTGGATATCTATATGAGGTTTAATCAGTTTAGGCGTAGCCAAGCTACGCAAAGCGGTGAGAAACAAGAAAAGATTGGACTTCAGACTCTGCCTTTTAACTTCCGTAAGAGTAACGTCCGGATTTTGCATTACTTGATTATCGCCGCCTACGGGAGGTAGTTGAAAGCCATCCCCGAAATAAAGTACGGAAGAGTGTTTTTGCAAATGCTCGTAGTTGAAGTTGGACAACATGGAAGCTTCATCCACCAGTACAAGAGAATTGGGGGATACTATCTCTCCGTTTAACCCAAAGATTGTCTTCTTCTGGCGGTCATCCCATCTTTGCGTAGCCTGCTGGACTGTTTCCGAGCTAATCCTATCTTGTAGTTCTTTTCCTATGCTTTTATTTATGTTCGACAAGGCCTTATAAGTGGGGGCTAGAACCACTACGTCTCTTCCTTTATCCAAGGCATACCGGATTATGTTCTCCATGATGGTGGTTTTACCCGTTCCCGCGTAACCAGCCGTTACAAGTTCTCCCGTTTTACCTTCTACCATCTCGGCGGCTTTTCGCAGAGCTACTCTCTGTCCCGCCGTATAGTCGAGTTCTTCTTCTCGAGCTTTGAATATATCCTCATCTTCTCTAACCGGAGGTTCCTCAGAATAAGAAGCCGCCTTGACGGCGGCTTTCTTCCCCAGTGCGTCGCCAGGCATTGCTCCCTTCTTAGGAGCAGGGGCGGGAGGGCTTCCCGAACCTTTCTCGTCCGGCGTTGTACCATCTGCCGATCCGCTGTCGCCGGAAGCACGTCCCCCGCCTCCTCCAGGAGGGGGGTCATCGTCGTCAGGATCGGCGTCGTCTTTCGATGCAGCTTCGGTTTTGGGTTTGGCTTTGGGTGCGGATTTAAACGGCTCTTTGAGTTTGGCGGCCGCCTTTTGCAGCCAAGTTCCGATTTCTTTGTTCTCAAAAAGTTGCTCAACGGTAGCTTCGACTTCAAGTACTCCCTTCTTATCCGTAGACTTGGCATCGGCTACCTTAAACACTACGTAACCATGCCCGCCCCCGATTTTCGCTTGGTAGAAAGTATCTTTTGTAAGCTTTGGCAACTTTAAATTATCTATGGGAATTTCAAACCCAAAAGTGTCCCCCTTCTTTTTGTTTTTACCTTCTTCTGTCTGCAGCTTCTCAAGGGCCACTCCCGACCATTGCTGTATTATAAAAGGGTTTGCAACAGTATTGGCATCCTCTTTGTAGTAGAATCTTCCGCTAAGGCGCTTGAACAGCAATCTAAAAGCTTTCTCGGGAGTGTCAGCTCCCTTACTTCGCGCGTAATCTATAAACGAAGATCCTTGAAAATCCCATTCCTTTGCCTCTTTCGCCGCGTCACCGGCCCACTTCTTTTTATCTTCGGCGCTTTTCGCCGCCTTTGCGGCTTCCGTCTTCGCCCTCGCGTGAGCTTTCTTAGCCTGATCCTTAACCCGCAAGAGCGCAGTTCCACCTTTCTTGTACGCTTCCTCAGCAGCCTCCACTTGCTCTTTAGTCTCCGCCTTAGCCAAAGCGGAACGGTGCTTCTTTATAAGAGCCACCACTTCCTTCAGTTCCGACTTCTCTTTTAAACCGAGAGTATCGGCTATTCTTTTCAGGGTCGCACTATCAGATACCGCTTTCCCTCCCTGTTGCCTGTTTATAAATTGGTTAACTATGTGCTCAAGCTGGCCTCGTTCCTCTTTATCTCTTGTAACGGCTGAACGAAATTGCCCAGCTGCAGCCAGGCCAACCCTTTGATTGCCTATATTTTGACCTTCAAAATCAAGACCAGGCCGTAACCTTTCCAAGATAAAGCGCTCTAATTGAGCATCGAGTTCTTTGTCTTCTATCCCGGAACCAACTTCGGATCCTTGGCCTCCGTCCATGAGGAACTGAACGGCTTTCTTCAGATGCTCTATAAAGTCCTGTATCAACTTCTGCAAAGAATTGTTTCGAAGCTTTTCCCCCTTCAATACTCGAGTGACCTGATGCGCGAACCACTCTCTTCTCAACTTTACCCCGGTTTTCTCATTGATTAAATCGTCGTAGATCGCTAGAGCCTGCTCAGCCTCTTCTTGGTTATCGAAAGCGTCTTTAAAATCGTTTACAGACGAAGCTCGGCCAGACGACGCGTATACGGCGGCCATCTTCTGACGGTCTTCTTGCCCGACTTCGTCCCAAAATACGCTTATTTCTTCATCTCCGTAGATGAAGTCGTGGGCGAAATGGGCTGATTCATGGAGAAGCGTGGAAAAGACACCGGCATCACCACGTTTCTGCCTTTCCTTTACGCCGTCTATGTTTATAAAGATAACGGAATCTTTGTTTTGCTCGCCGACATGTGGAGTGTAAGCCGATCGAAGGGGGTTGGATTTTGGGAACAACGCCTTCGCATCGTTTTTATTTATCCACGCTATATTTAGATCTGTTCCGTGAGACCCCGTTTCCGGATTAAATAAACCGCTCGCCAAAAACTCAGTAGCTTTTAGCTCCGAGTCGTCCATAGAGATTCCGTTTTCCTCCGCCTTTTGGCGCAACCCTTCCGTAAATTCCGTTTCGCTGGCGTAGTTAAATACTGGAACTTCCTGTCCTCGCCATTTCAGGTTACGTGTATTTCCTATCGAACGCGGGTCAGGTGCCGTCTCGCTCTTGGATATCTCAACTGTATCTTCCGTTTCGACCTCTTCGTCAAGCGTGCCGTCCGGGTTCAATTTTGGCTGTTTACCCCATATACCTCTGGCCATTTCCAGAGGAGCCGTTACGACATGAGGGCCTACTTCGAGCAAACCTTCGGCAGCTACCGAGGCAAGATCGACTTTCTCCCCGGGATCGTTCGACCACTTCTGGCCTACGTAATCTCCAAGCATACCCGTCCCCGCTCCGAAGCCTATTTCCCCGCCGGTCTTTATCCCGGTTTTCAAGAAAGTAGCCATCTTTTGGCTATTGGGCAGAACTGACGTACCTATGAATTTAGTAGGTCCGTCTAGAATTTTTCCTATCCTACCTGCACCTAGCGCACCCACGGCATCAAACATTGAAACGCCACCCGCGTACTTGGCCGCCTTTACCCGGAGTTTCTCCATAACCGCCGGGCTGTTCCACGCCTGCATCAAAATTCGAGGATTGTTAGTGTCAATCCCCATTTCTTCCATGTCCTCGAAAATTTTACCGAGATACGAAAGAGAGAACGAGGCAATCGGAAAAGCCGAGCGCAGTCCATAACCGGCCCCTTTAAACGCACCTGCTCCCCCTCCTGCGACCAGACCGGCGGCAGCTCCTGCGGGAACTGTCTTTAGTCCGTAGCTGAATACCGGCGGCAAGTACATGGAAAGCGACTGTACGAATAACTGCGCAGCAGCTGCAGGGTTGTTAATCAACTGTCCAAACGCTTCTCCCAAGTTCTCAGGTTCGTTTTCCTGTATCTCTCGGTAGTAGTCCTGCAAACTTTCGGTGGTGCCCCCCTCCTTAGCCTGTTCCATTACCTCAACCAACTGTTCTGCAAATTCCTGGTCGATCTTTCCGCCGATCATCTCATCGATACCGAACCCACCGGTAACTCCGGCCTGCTCAAAGAGAAGAGCTGCATCTCCTAAACCTTGCCCCTGTTTCCACGCTTGCTTGACTGCGTTAAAAGCTTGGCCAAAAAGACCTCGATCTTCCGCACGGTTCAGCACCTCCATTGCAAAACCCGCGCCTATGGCTTTTTGAATCGCTCCTTCACGAGCTCTTCGAGCTATCTGCAGCTTAGCCGAAGCTTCCTCAAGATCCGCCTTGTTGGCGAGATCCTTCATGTACTGCGCAAAAGCTTTTTTATATGCCAAATTGCTGGCAAAGACTAAACGCATCATCCGTGCCGACTCCAACTCACCCGCATGCGCCACGTTGTCTTTATCGAAAGCATCATCCAAAGGGATTCCCCTGTAGGACTTAAACCCAAGATTCTTTGCTTCCTCCTTATCTAGTATCTCTCTTTCATTGCGAGAGAGTTCGAAGGGATGCTTCAGGTCTGCGGTGCCCCCGCTTCCAAACTCAAAACCTCGGGCCCTGAGTTTGTCGTTCTTTTCCGCTTGTTTTCTGTAGCTGAGAAAACCTTGGATATCCCCGGCCAAAGCTTTGGCCATACGCCCCCGCATAACATCCATGGCGGGGTCTTCCACGCGACCCGTGGTAAAATTCCTTTTAGGCTTACGGTAGTCCCCCGCAAAGCGAGGATCCACGGCTTCCGCATTCTCCAAGCGACCTCTAAAGTTAAACTTGGGCTCTTCGTAAAAGGGGGTAAACGTGTTGAGAAACGCATGTAACTCATCGGGGTCTAGAGGTTTTCTTTGCTTGCCTGCTTTTGTTCTCTCGTCTTGCCAGTCCTCGTACGATTTTTGGAAATGCGTAGGAATACTCGTAGCCTCCAACAGATGCGCATCTCTTTCCGCGAAAGCTTTTTCAGCTAAAAGATCATGCTTGCCAATCTTGTCGTCAAAGCCCTTAAGCGTATCCAGATAACTGCGAAGTTCCTTATTGTTTTTATAAGAAGAGGAGCCTTCTACCGATTTTAACCACTCCTCGGGACCCACCTCGTCTTCCCCCATGAAGTAGCCATCATTGGCGTTCTCCATAACCTTCTGTATTTTACCATACACTTTCCCGCGTCGAGATTTCAGGCTGGAGCTCAGCGTCTTGTGGTCTCCCACCCTGTCTTCCAGGAAGTCCCCCTCCTGCTTGAAGCTCTCGTACTGCTCGAATTCCCGTGGTTTCCCTCCCGGGGAGCTGGGACTTTCCACGGGACTTTCCGCAAAATCAACGGAGCCCAGATTTAACTCTGACGCCATGCCGTCCCTTAATCAAGAAAGGCTTCTATGCCTTCGTTTTCCAATATTTGAGCAGCATTGCTTCTCATAGGCTCCGGAAGCTCGGCTATCACTTGATCCAGTCCAAATTCGTGCGTGCCGCGAGCTGCGTGTAGTAATCTGTTCCACAACGCGTCTTCTTCCCCCATAGATATAGCACCTCCACCGGAGGTGTTAAAGATCTTTTCCCTAGTCGGGCGGAAGGGGAGAGTTTCTTCTTCTTCTTCTGAGCGGACGCTGTCCAGTTCTTCGGGAGGAAGTATGTTTTTGAGGCGGTCCAAACCTTCCAATGCTTGCATTTTAGGATTACGATCCAGCTCGTTCCGTAAAGAGTCCAAATCTGCCAGGGTGTTCTCCCCTAGCATCTCGGGTATTTCAAAACCCAATAGCGCCTCCTCTGCGGCAGAAGCTGCAGCGGCTTCTTCGTCATCCCGGAACATGTCGTTATATTCTTCCGTGGACATCTCCATCTGAGGTTCTGGTATATCTCCTATTTCCGTAATCCGCACATTCTCCTTTGGAATCGCTTGCTCACCTTCCAGGGTCTGGCCTCTAGCCGCCGTTAATTGTGAAGTCAGGTCTCGGCCTTGGTCTACAGGCTCGAAGTCAAATTCGGGTTCGGGTTCCGGCTTACGGTTTTCCCATTCGTCGGCCATCTCTTCTCCCTCTTCCATGGCTCTCTGCATGGCTAAATGGCGAGGGTCCGTAATAGGATTCTCTGCCGATACCTTGTTAGCGGCCCAAAGCTTATGCCGTTGCCTGGGACTAAGGTCGTCAATGGAGAAATTTCGAGGAGTTTTAAGGGCTTCTTGGTGTCGGGCTTCGGAATCGGCACGTGTAGCAGCTCGGTAGTCTTCCTCGGAAATGGGAGACAAGCCTCTAGCCGCCCTGTCTCTGTTGACGTTAATCATGTGCATGTCCCTGTCATCGGACATACGCATATCGTCTATTGAGTTTCTGAACGCTTTTCTCTTACGTTCATATTCTGCAATTTCGTCTCTGTTGACTACGCCATCCCCCAAGCGTCCACGCTCGTTAAAGACATGCATGGGTTTATCGTGGGGGTTAAAACCCGTAGCTTCGGCAGCGGCTTCCGCTAGCTCCGCTTCATTCCGCCTTCTCCTGGAACCGCCCCTCCTCTGCGGGTTGGCCAAAGTAGTTGGAACTACATCCGAGGGACCAGGTCCTTCCCTTGTCGGGCGGTTAGGGTCGTTGGGCACCCACATGGGACCTTCAGCTGTTTGGACAAACCGGCCCGTGCCTGGCTGTCCTTCTTCACCTGCGGGAACGGTAAACGTTCCAGGGGCAGGTGTAAAGGTCTCGTTGCCCTGGCCGCCGATCTCGCCCGTGAGTCCCTCCAGACCTTCTTCAGCGTTCGCGGCCTCTATGGCTTCCCGAACTTTCTCAAATCCTTTGTCTATGTAGGGCTCCAGAGCTCCGTCGACATCGGCTCCTTCGGACGGATCCGGACGATCTTCCACATAGAAGGGGTTGTACTCCGAGTCAAAGTCCCTGCCTGTGTCCTTACCCAGAGTCTTGAGGGACCTCATGGGGCTTTGGGCCCACCATTTCGGAGATAGCCCCGGAATTCCCCCCGCGTAATCACTTAACCTACCTAAAGGTCTGCCGGGCATAGTAGTCCAACCTGCGTCTCCCTTCCCACGAAGGGCTCGAAAAGCCGTATCCCCGCTGGCATCTTCCAGGCGGGTACGCAGAGGGCCTTTTGCCAGTTTGTTCTGCCATTTGTCGTAAGCCCTCAAAGTGTTAGTGGCCGCCTTTTTTCGCCCTCTCATGAAACCTGGAGAGAACTTGCCGGGCATTTGCAAACCTTCGTCTGCGTATTTCCCGCGAAGAGCTCCATAGGCTTTTCTACCTTTCTCTAGGTGTTTTTCATCTTCTATTAGCTTGCCCATTTTTTTATGAGCTCGCTTGTCGAAGGTGTTGTCTTTCAAATTTTCTTGCAACTTATGCCGCTTACTACCTCTAACCGGAGCTCCTATCTGTATACTATCGCTGGGTTTTAGCTTTTTCCCCATATTACCCAGGGACTTCACGCCCCTAGCTCCTGCTTTTAAACCGGGAATAGGTGCCAAGGTCAGAGCCGTTCCCGCCAAACCTCGATGAAAAGCACCCTCTCTTCCGGTTTCCCCGTACTCCTTACCTTCCCTAAAAACGTCATCCGCAATATGCGCGCCTTGTTTAACCGCCGTATAGAGGTCGGGAATACCCGACATGTCCGCAGCAAAATCTATAACTCCGCTACCACCGCCTCGATTGATACGATCCATGTAATCGTCAATTTCCTTGAGCGATTTGTTTTTACGAAGTGTATGGTAGAGCCCCCTGGCGTTCCTACCCAAAGATTCAAGATATCTAGACATAGTGCGTAAACATTAGCGTGACAGCGTCTTCCCCCTCAACCGCTTGTATTTCTTGCTTATTGCGCTAAGGGGGACTCTCATGAAGCCGTCAGGGCATAAGAGGGAAGGATTCTTCCTTAGCATCCTCACTGAAATTTCCTTTTTCTTGGCCTCCCGATACTTGGAAGCCTGTTCAATATTGTATAAAGCTATAGCTGCGGCGAGAACGTGGTCATCGTGGTGGCCCGGCGCCGCCTCGGGCTTACCCTTGTCGTTTACAACAAAGACCCGCATCTCCTTCAAAACATCTTTATCGGGTATATCGATGTTCTTATCCATAATCTCGGAAGCCATATGGTCGATCACGGTCTTCCGCGTCACCTTATCGGTAGACCAACCGAAGCTCTTCTCCACCATTCCCGTAGAATCATTGATCTTGCGTCTGCGGTAAACGTGCAAACCTCGGTCGATCAAATACTTGACCAGAGCCAACCCGCTGTTATTAACCTCGGGAACGATAAAAGCGCCTCCATACCACCTCGCGGCTGCTTCGATCTCCTCCACCAAGACGCCTATGTCTATTCTGGAATGATGCAAAGCCACCAGTCTGGACACATGCCAGTCTCCTCTGTGGTCCGTAAACCCCTGCCGCCAGACCTGAACACTGTGGAAATCGGGATCCGCCGCCAAACCTTGCACCTGTTGGTCCTCTCCCGTGCACGTATCCACGGATATAATGTAGGACTCGTCGTGCATGGGTTCGTTGTATACCTTCCAGCCTCCTGCTTTATCGGGGAGAAAGCTAGCTCGGTTCCCATCTTGGAGAGTCAAGGTGCCTTGCCGGTACTTCTGACCCTCCGCCGCCTCGCTCATTTCCTTGAGAACCTGTATATGGAACCTCGGGCGCGAGGACATGAGGAAACATTCCTCGGGATCGGAGGGGTATTCCTGTCGAAATTTGCTGATATCACCGTTGCATTTGTCCTGCAACACCCTCCTGCGCCAATGAAGCTGCTCCATGGATACGTCGAAGCGATCGACTTCAGACTTCTCATCATCGGTCAACGTGTCGATAAAATCCTGTTTCATCGACGCATCGCGGAAAGGAATCACTGAATCCTCGAATTCGAACCAAGCGGCAAATATCTTGGCCCATTCATTCTCCTGTATCCAGGTATTGTAGAACCAGCCGCTGGGCCCGTTGGGAGTGGAGTCCGCAACTACTAATGAAATGTTGTCCTCGTCGTAAAGAGACTGGAGATAACCGAGAGCGGGGTCTCTTTCCCCGGCCATGGGCCAGAAGGCAACCTCAGTCATGTTGCCGACCTGGATCGTTCCGCTTCGGCCCGCATTCTTGGAACCGGCGGTCTCTTTGCCGTAGTTGCTGTCGGTGACTAACTTAATGGCATCCGCCAAATTCCCGCCATCCGCTAGGTTTACGCCGCTCTCATCCCATGGAAACAGGTCGTTCTCCGCGTATCTCCGGTATATCTCGAAAACCTTGTCTGAAGTACCCGCTATATCTCCCATAAGAGAACCCGCCAAATTGGGGTGCTTCCTCATATGGTGATAGGTCAGGGCTTGAGCGCAAGTGGAAGCCCCTTTCTGCCGGGGTTTCAGGATCACCATCTTGCAAGGTTTACTCTCCACTTGGCATTTGCGGTAATGCTCGAACATACGCTTCTGCAAAACGTTCGGCACGGGCTTGATGTCCTTGCCACGCTTGTCCTTGATTACCCCGAACGTGCTGAACCAGACCTCGGGATCAATCCGTATGAGATCGGCCAATTGTTCTTGGTCGTTCGACTCGGTCATTCCCCCTTCGACTTTTGACTTTTGACCTTTTTCCTGACCCTGTTGAGCGCTCGGGCACGTTCCACCCGCTTACGGATCTCGGCGTCCGTATTCATCTTCTTGATCGATGCCAGGTCCCACATTACTCCTCGAAACCAAAATCGGCGGAGAAATCCACATCCATCCCGAAGAAGCGATCGACGGCGTAGGAGGCCACGTCGGCCATTTCCTCGTCCTCCATGTCGCTTTCCTCGTACCAGCGCATGAATACGCTCATCACCTCGTTCAGGTATTGCCGCTGAACCGGTGTCAGACTGTTCAAATATTCGTCGTGCTCACTCATCGATTTAGAGGGTGGTTGCCAGTGCCGCTCCGCACCCCCTCGTTGTACATCTTTTGCTCATCGGCTATGGCCTTCTGCACTTCGAGGGAGCGGTTGTACTGCCTTTGCGCCGCATCTTTTGCGGCTGCAGCTGCGCCCTCCCCACGTTGATTTTCCCCGGCAACGGGCTTCTTCGGCATAGATACGGGCTCTACGTCGTAATAACGGTATTCGCCTGCATAGCCGTCGGGATTGGTGTATGAGTTATCATCTCCAGGATCAGACGCGAGCTCGGGAGGGAGTTCCACGCCAAGCTTTCTGATTTCACCCTGAAGCTGTCTAATGTTAGTAGCATTCCCTTCCTCAAAAGCGGCTTGCAATAACTGTAAGAGATTTAGCGGGTCTGGACTATCCATGGTTTATCAACTCCTTTGGCTTTATAATTTCAGCTTCCTGTACCGAGCTTGTGTAAACATCCATGATTTCCGCTAAATTCTGGCCCGAATCTCGAAGTCTCTCCATAATCTCCTTGGGAGACGCCGCCTTCTGCGTGTTGTCGGAAACGGCAATTTCGTGGCGTGTAGCCGGTTTACCGAAGCCGTACTCCAACATAAGCCGTGCGCTGGTCAAGCGAACGCCGTGATCGGGCACTTCCTCATAGTCGACACCCCTTTCACCGTCCTCTCTACTCCTTCTCACGACATGATGGGCTTTCATACCTTGACGAAGACAGTCCACGGCTTTCGCGTAGTCGTCCTCCTCTATGAACTTATGTACGTCTTCCCTTAACTTCTTGGAGGATTTCTTCATTCTCCTATGGTGGTTTCCCTAATTAAAAACGGAAATTCAACGGATTTGTCATCGTCACCGGAACTGGACTCCTTCAGGGCTTCGGATTCAATGGGCATGCTCAAAATCTCTTTCATAGTGGGAGATTTCACCTTGGGGTCCAGACTCCACATTATATCGTTCTCGGAAGCCCACTTATACATTCTGCGTATAGGCACTATCAAATTGAAACCTTCCCCGGCTCCCCGCACCAACATCCCTACATACTGTCCCGATTTCAAATATACGCCTCCTCCACTGCTGCCCGGGAACGCCGTAACCGTAGTTTGGTCAAACTCCACTTTGCCGTGAGTCCTGCCGACCTGGGCTATTATGCCAGAAGTCATGGAATTGGAGCCCATTTGACCCAATAGGGAACCCACATGGTACAATTCGGTACCTATCGGGACCACGTCGTCCTTCTTCTCCATAAGGAACTCAGCTCCCGCCTTGCCGTAGTCCTTGGCCCGGACCATCAATAACGCCAGGTCGTGGCCGTCATCGTAGTCGGAATACTTGATTACGCGCGCGTCCATCTTTATTTCGCCTACTCGACGACCCCTTTCAACCAATTCCTTAACTACCTTGGCATCCTTAAACTCCACGACCTTCCGAGAACTGCCTTTGGCGTCTATGGCCTCTCTTACGCTTCTCAGGTTATCAACCACATGAGCGGCGGTCCATACGAAGGTAACGTCCTCTCCGTCGATTTTACGTATGATGAGGACCCCGGAGCCTTCGGATCGTGAGAAACGGTCTTCTGCCTTAATAGTGACGGATATGTCCTGAAGATGCTCGGCCACTTTGGGTGCCGCCATGAGCACGGATGTTGATATAAACAAAAGGAAGGCCGTGAATTTCATAGTATACGTAAATTTATGTGGTTATAGGCGGAAAATTTAACAGAGCCAGCTTCAAACAGGTCTCCGCACTCCCTGCTGCCAGTGACTCTGGAACAGCCTTCTATTAGGGTCTCCGCTATTGGGGCCAGCTTGCGGTTTTCCGGTGCGAAACCCTGGTTTAGGCAGTTGGGGGCCCTGTACAACGGGCTGATTTTTCTTTTTCTCCCAGTCTTCTTGGTTTTCCGGGGCTACGGGCATACCCAAGGGGGGTTGTTGCTGCTGAACGGGGGGAGCAATGGGAGGTCTACCCGCCATTACCTGCGGTTGTTCCTGTTTTTGCTTCAAAGCGCCTGCATTTTGCTGTTTTAAAGCATTAACTCGCGCATTAAAGGCGTCGGCGCCGCCTGCTTGGCCTGGCAGGGAGTTATTCTGCACTACCGATTGAGGATCTGCCGTCGCTCCCTCGTCCGACCAAGGTTTATCTAGCAAATTTTGGTAGGGGTTACCCGTTACATTCCCCGGTTGCGGGCTTTGGGCGGGTTTAGGGGCCGGTATACCTAAAGCGCCTAAATCTAGACCTTCTACGCCACTCCCACCACCCGACAGGGGGTCTTCAGAAGGAGTGAAAACGGGAAGCTGGCCCTGCGCAATTGGTTTTGGAGAAGTCCCGGGCTCGTTGTAGTACTCGTTACCAAACTTTCTATTTGTGGCGTCGAAGTGATCCTGGAGGCTCGTTTCCTGATCTACGGGCATGGGGGAGTTATCGGCTGCTCTCCTCTCGTTTTGAAGATTATGCATGAATTGCGGACTCTGGACACCGTCGTAACCGGGAGTTTGCGCATTTTCCTGATACCGAGGTAAGGCAGGGTCTGTTATAAAACCCTCTTTCGGGCGTGCATCGTTAACCGCAAAAGCTCTCTCGTCGGGTGCTGTGTACCCGTAAGGTGCGGGACGGTCGTATTCAGCCTGCGCCTTCTTTTTAGCCTCTTCTATCTTTTTTAAAGTCTCCGGCGATTGGTATCGAGTGCCGGCGGCAGTCTGCTGCTGCGTGGGGGCGTACCTCCCACGAAAAAGCGTATCTCTAAACTGTTTCCGACGAGCTGGGGCGTCCATGGCCCACTTTTTGAAGCTTCCTAAGTCCATAATTTTTTAAATACGGGTTCCCTAAATGGTAAAAACGTATCAAATACGGTACCCCAGGCAACCGGTTGTATAACTTCCCGGCACAAAGGGATCCCTTATATTTTTCTATCGTCATAGCTAATCGCAGAATGGAGTAAAGAGGTACGGGGGGAGATGGGGTAGGACGCAGTCCCAGCCGCCAGACCGCCAGCCGCAAAAGGGAGATACTCGGGTATCAGATTTCAAGATTGAAACCTATGTGCCTGAAGCTTAAGGACTAAGGTCTGGCGACTGGCGGACGAATAGTCCGCATCCCATCTCCCCCCGTACCTCTTTATGGAGTTCTGGGATTAGCTATGGCGGGCTTCCCCAAGCCCCACGGAAGATTAAAAGAGGATTTTAAGGCATTTTCAACAAAAATAAAGGACACCCCCGTAGGCGAGGTGCCCACCCAGAAGTCAAAAACTTCTAGAAGTCGCTATCCATGTCGGATACGAAATCCACATAAACATGGTGCGGATCTTTGGTCTCAATCGGCGTCAGTCGCCATGTTACAAGTTCCTTTTGGGCTTCGAGTAAGCTTTTTATCGCTTCTGTAAACCCAGTAGTGTAGAACTTGCCCATTGGCGGCCCAAACGATTTACTATCTAATGCCAACGGAGTAACATTCGATAGATCCGTTATCAGAGTATTTAACTCTTCGAGTTCGTCGTTCTTGATCTTGCAACCACGAAGCATCGTGCGGAGTACTGACATAGTATCCTCAGAGGACAGGTCGAGACGCTCTCCTGACTCGTAATTACCAGCTACCATGAAGGCGGGAGACCCGTCTAATATGTTAGCGAAGCGGGCTTGGTATCCTAACACGGACGCCGACGCATCAACCACGAATCGAAGAGAATCGATCCTAGCGTTAATAATTGCAACGGACTTTAGAAACGGAGCCGTTGCGTCTCCTTGAGCTATTAATTTAGCCATACAAGTTTGTTCTCTTTCTTTTTTTATATGAAACTTCAAAAGGGAAGCCCGTAGGATTGATAGATGAATGTCAGAGGGCATTGAAAACATAAAAAAACCCGCTCCACACTGATTAAGCATGAAGCGGGCTGGTTTAGTGGATCAGGTAGGAGAAGAGCATGGTCAAGAACAGGAGAATCAAGACCCATGCCCAGTCCAATATGGTTTCATAATTCATCTTGGTCTCTATAGAGATGTGAATGTATGCAGAAGAGGTCTCTAAATACCTCATGTGTGTCGGGTTCATGTTTCAGCGTATCGATTAGAGGGTCGGGGGCTATGAAACGGATATAGGGATCTAGGTTTATTTCGAGGTAATGGTCTTCGATCCAATCTGGGAGTTTTTCCATTTCATGGCGTTTAGCTGCCTTCCATTTTCCATTATGTTTATCTGTCATCGTAGTATATGTACACCTGTACCTCCACAAGATTCACATTGTGTCGGCGTTGTGCTGACTGTGTTAGGGTGGGCACACCAGTATTCGTGCGACAGATAAGCTCCTAACTTAAAGTGGAGCGATTGTTCCAGTCCCGATCCTTGACATGTTTCGCATGTTACAAGTGGTTTGGAGGGTGTAACGGGATTGGATGCGTGGTTTTGGGGTTTTATGTCTATTACATCAGCGTGGAGTTTCATAGCTATGCAGCAATTGCTCTCCGTAGTTAACGAGAAAGTCGCTTAATGTTTTTAAGCTTTTTATGCATGCGTGGCCTTGGAACAAACCTGATCCTGTGTACAGGGAGTGGGTTGGGGGATTGTGACCTGAGTAGCATCTAGTTGGCGTCGGGTCGTGCCAAAAGCTGATGTAGGGACTGACGTGGTGTTTGCTTAGATATCTGAAGTTTATACCAGCTCTTTCGAGAGTGGTTACCCATTTGTCGTGGAGATGGGGTTCATTTCGAACTATTTGGCTCAATTCTCCAATTGTTTTATATTTAATTGTAGGAAAACGATTCCAACACTCTTCACGTGTTTTGGCTGTTGTAAATCTTTTGGATTCTTTGAAGACGAGATTATAATTATTAGGATTACAGTCTTTCATTTTTGATATAGATAAGTATTAAAAGGAAGGAGAGTGGGCCTAGTCAGTAATTAAGTACAAAGGGATGAGACTTAATCGTAGACAGTTTTGACCCACTCTCCTAAGAGCGAGTTTTGGGTTAAAGAAGATGCTTAAGTGTTTTCCAAACTTGTACCCAGTTAGGTTCTGTAATTGTATACCTGTCTTGGCCTGCGGTAATAGAATGCAAAACGGCTCTTTGTATTGGTTTTTCGTTTAAGCTTTTTATTACGCTTTTAGCCAGTGGTTCAAGAATATCGTTTATGACATCTGCTTTGTTCCTCAAGTTAAGCATAGGATACATGGAGTAGATTTCTATGAAGGTGTTGTAGTAAGCTTTAAGCTCTTCCTCTCTATCTCCCTCAAAGATTAAATTTTTGAGAGGTGCTAGGCTGCCCATTGAATTGATGATTTTCAGTTTGTTTTCATATCTTAATTCATCTAGTGGGCGTAGCAGAGAGCCTAGTGCTCGAATTTCGTCACTTCTGTATCCGTGGAACAGTTCTTGCCAAGCAGAATATGCGAGGAGATCTTGAAGATTCCGTAAAGCATCTTGTAGTTTATGTTTTTTCCAATCGTGCCAGCTAACCCAATTATTAGGTGGGTTGGACAGTAATCTTTTGGATATTACCCAAAAAGGGGAGTTTTTTCGGGAACTGGAGAACTCCAATGATGGGTAATCGATGGTACCTGCATTTATTTCATACCTTAGCAACGGTAGGTAACAAGTTAGATCTTTCTTAAGGTCTTCCATTGACCAATCACCGGGGGTATCTATGTAAGGTTTTTTTGAATGTATGGGTATGTATATGACATTTTCGTTTCTGTCGAGTAGGTTGTCTTCTTCGGGAATTTCGAAGATGTCGTTTTTACTCGAGCCGAAGGGATTTAGCTTAAAGGCTAAACCTGTAGGGCCTGCTGATATTGTGTCACCATTTTTGTTTTGGCGAACTATCTTGGGTAACGGGATTGTAGATACGCTTTCAATATTGAGATTGTTCCACAAGTCGTGGTTTTTCTTGGCTTCGTCTATTTCTTCCTGAGTACCTGCGAGTACATAGACGTTTTCAAGCTCGCCGTTGGCTTGAAGTCTTATTTTAGCTCTTCTATATACTGTTGGGGATATGCGAGGGTCTCCGTTTTCATCTTCTGCTTCGGTAATATGTGAGTAGAATTCTGAATCAGCGAAGGCTAGGCCTCTGGCTTTGTCTTTTTGAATTTTTTCTTTGTCACTGCCGCTGTACCATGTCTTTTTCCATGTGAATAAGTAGAGAGTCGCTTCACCTGTTGGTGGGTTAAGGTGGACGTCCAGTCTCATGCCCTTGAAATTGGGCTTTGAGTTTTTAAGTTCTGTTCTGACGGGAGCGCTGAGATTTCCAATTAAGCCGTCGTAATATTTGGCGGCTGTTAAGAAGTTATCGAATTCGCTTAACTTATTGAGGATGTTGTTAACTGCTTTATTGGTTATTTCTCGAGATATTGCGGTTAGGTTTTTAATTGTGTGTTCGTCATACTCAAGTGCTTCTCTTGAGGAAGTGACTGATACGGCTCCGATGGGGACGTGCACTATAAAGTTTCCTTGAGGGCCCCAGAAGTCTTGATCTGAAGTTTTCCTAAACTCGTTATGAGATGTTTTGTAAGGAACGCCTCCCATGATAATTAAAGAAGTAACTCTACTTTCGTCGCCTCCTCGTATGTGGTATTTGATAGAACCCAGTCCCTCAACATTTACGTGATCGGTTTCTGCAATAGGAGTGGCTGGTATTTCATAGTTTTTCACAAGAGGTTCGGGAGACCAGTGAGAAAAGAGGTCTAGTTCTCTTTCGAAGGAGTGGCAGTCGTCTTGTTGAATAGGTATCTTAATAAGAACTCCTGTGTCATTGGGGTTTGGATTAGGAGATGAATCTATGACTTTGAGGGTGGGTAACTTAAACTCGTTAAGCACGCAATCATAGGTGGTGGTAGTGTTTTCCGTTTTTGAGATCACAACCATTTGTTTAGCCATACATAGGAAACTTTTTCCGCCCATGCCTAGGGCTCCTATTTGATCGTTGGATTCTCTTTTGGTGGAGGCTCCGTATTTTACGAAGGTTTCCGCTACTTCTTTATGCGTCATACCCAAACCGAAATCTCTTATCTCTAGAAAAGGAGAAGAGAAGGTGGGTAGTTTCACATGTATTCTTTTGTCTTTAAGTTTGGGGTTAACATTATTGGCGTCTTGAGCGTTGGCTGCGTACTCTCTTAGTATCGAGCGAGCCTTATAGCTGTACATCCTGTTGGACAAGATGTCTGTGATTATATGTTTTGATTTTTTATCGAAATCGAATTCAATACTTTCGAAATCTTCAGATTCTAGGATAGGTTTGGCTGAATTTTGTAATAACATTATGATTGTTCCTTAAATTAGAGAGTGTGCCAGCTGATGTGCCGGCTTTGATATACTAGTTAATTATTGTGAGGCATTTGATCGAAAGGGAAGGCTTTGATCCTTCCTTGGTCTACATATGCGTTGTCCTCAAGCACTTCCCCTATGTCTGCGATATCTATGTCGTGTTTGACTAAGAATTTTTCCAATTTCGGAGACTTTCCTTTTGCTAAGGCCACGGAGAGTTTCAATTTAGCTTGGAGTATTTTTAGAAGTTTTGGGTCAATGTCTGAGAAATTGACTCCTTCTATGTTTTGAGCTTTTTCGATGGCTTCTATTTTTTCTCCTTCTACCGTATAACAAGGAAGAGTCAAAGCATGGGGGTTTTCCGTGATGTCGGCTACTACTGTGTATTTGGATACTCTTAACTTTTCAAACCCATCGTTGGGAACGGATACTGCATCGACTGGGTTGAAAGTAACCAACATAAACCTTCCGTCATCTCCTCTCCAGTTATTGGCGTAAGCGTGTGTACCGAGGTGGAGTCCAGCAGAACACCCATGATCGGGGTTGTCGTCAACTTGACTTCGTTCCATCTCAATCGTTGAACCAACGGTATTGAGAATTCGGCCGAATCCATCTGTCACTCCTTGGATTAGTTTGGTATTCTGGTTTCCGTGATGGCTCCAATAATCGGATTGTACTCCTTTATAGCCGAAGATTTCCCCTGAAGGTGTAACGGCCATGTTGCGGTCGTCTATGAAGTTAAACAACTGTTCTCTGCTGTTGAAACTTGGGTTCTTCTGTAGGTGTTCATGGAAGTGTATGAACGGGTTTAAGGGATTACGCTCTTGAATGAAGTGCATAAGCCTGTCGTGGGTTTGTTTTGGTATGTTTATCCACGTGCCGTCGGTTTGCTTTAGCTGCGGGATTTCATCTTGAAAACGTAACTTACCGTCGGAAGCTTTATCTAAATATGCAGAAGGGTCTGCTAAATCGTTGATGGCTTCTTCGTCTAGGTTGTTGCCTATAATGCCATTGGCAAGAGCGTTGTAATTAGGATCTGAACGAGGAATGATTCGTACTTCTCCGTCGTTTTCGAATATAACTATACTATCGTGAGTAATTATTGTTTTCATTGTTCTAGAACATGGGCCCAGTAACGGGCTGAATTTTTGTTTTGAACTTTGTCCCACAGGATGTTGCGGATAATGAATGTAGGTCTGTCGTCACAGATGTTGTCGAATGCTTTTTCGATAGTTTTGTATTCTTCTGGTTTGAGTTTACCGTTACGGCTTTTGTAACCGCACCACCCGAGTACATGGGTGTCTAGACATACGGGATGTAGAGCGGTTGTAGTGGGGCAGCACAGTTCGGCTGCGAAACTGGATTTTGCTAATCCCAAGTGTGGGATGTTGAGAAGTTTGTTTCTGAATTGGAACCAATCTTCTTTTGGTTGAGGGAGGTAGTGTTTCCGGTTTACAAGAAGTTCTCGTAATGCTTTTGTTTTTTGGTGGAACATACCGCCTCCTTGTTTGAGAGCTTCGAGTATGTAGATGGGTTTTTCTATCCAGTCTACATTTTGAATGTTACGGTATTGGCGTATGTTTGCGGTCCATGCGGTGTGCACTGATAGAATTGCAAAAGCTATTCTTTCAAGGACTTCTTTTTCGGTTTTAGGCAGCAAGCTGTTCCAATATTGATTGTATTTCGCTATTTCCGATTCTTTTATGCCATTTATAGCATTGTTCAAGGAGAGCCGGGTTGGCGGTGGAATAGTCTTTATTCTTCCCATATCCAGTAAATCCTTCTTTTTTGAGTTTAGATATGGCGGCTGAAGCTTTGCTGCCTTTTGCTTGAACTCCGTGTAAGAGCGAAGCGAAGTTAACGGTACCCGTATGTGCGTACCAGTCATTGTGGTCTATCGGTAGTTTTAGTTCAGCGGCTTCGGCTTTTGAGAAAACTACTTTGTTATATTTCAAACCGTATTCGATTATCTCTGCGTCGTGTAAGCCCCCGAAGGATGCAGTTAGATTCAGGTTGTCGGGAATTTCACTGTTAATTTCTGAGCGAACCCAATAACTAATTGCCTTAGTATAGGCGTAGAATTTAATGGGCGTCAGTTCTCTTGCTACCTTGAGCCAAGCGTTCCAGTAATTCCGAGAATAGAACTCACCGCCGACATGTATGCGTATAGTTGGGAAGTTTAAGTGCTCGTTGTGGTACTTGTATACTAACGGAATTAGGGATTTTTGAATTAGAGATGCCATTTTGTTGGTGGTTTTGGCGTCTTTTAATAGTTCCCAATTATGCCAAGAGTTTTTCCGAACGGAAGGGTACAAACCTTCTAAGCTTGCGTAGTAGCATGTAAATTCTGAATCGGGTCCGCGTTTTATCTTACCGGAATCTTTATCGGCAAATGCGAGACATGAGCGAGCGAATTTAGTGCAGCTGAAGCCTGTAGGGATGCTAAAGTGCAGGATGTGGTCAGCTAATTTAGCCGACCCTTTCCCGAACTTTAACAGAGCCTCGTTAGAAACCTGTTTTTTCATCAATAAAAGCACAAATTCTATTAGTTTTCCCTAATAGATCAGTTGCTGTGAAACCGGCAGTCCGGGTCATTGCTTGTTCCATAAGGAAGGCCGAGTTTGGCGGGGCGTTGTGTGCTTCCGTTGGGTTCTTGAACTCGCCATAGATATTGAACATACGGGAGGGTTTGATAATACCATTCTTTTTGTCACGGGCGGCGTCGAACAGCAGAGCTTTCGCCGAGTTGTCTTCCAGTATGTGATTTTTTAGATGTTGGCGTCTTCTCCTTTTATCTACTATGGAACCTCTTAGCTGTGATATCCATCTTGGGATTTCTTGCTGCAGCCTTTCTAGGATTTTCTTTTTATGTACATGTGCCATGCATACTTCGCCGTCGGCCGAATGGTTCATGCATATCATTTCTTGTACCCCTGAATATGCGACTACTCTTCCCTTTTTGATATTGTTGTTGATGATGGCTATGGTGGTTTTAGCTTCGTCTCCGAAGTATCGATATCCATCTTTTTCTTCTATCGTGTCTCTGATGTGGAACATCAAGATTTGGGTGTGCTTTACATCATCCATGGCCAAGAACTCTTCTTCTACTTCCCAGTAAAAGTTTGTGAGTTCGTTTTTGATAGGTGTGTAGAGGTGGTCAATCGGATGTATCGGCGTGTGTTGAGGCCCTTGAGGTCTCGGTGTGGCGTACGTCTCCATTTGGTTCAGGTTTACTAGTCGTCCCTGTGGCCCAAGCAACAGATTTACCCTGCCGGAGTTGTTCTTCAACGGTTCCGCTGTGAGTTCCTGTTGGGTGTTCTGTTCCTCCGGAGTTTCCTCCAATACTACTGAGGCTTGTTCCTCCGGTTTTGTGGGGAACAGGGATGTTTGCGTCCCCTCCTCGGTTTTCGTTTCTTCCGTGAACGGGTTGTCCGTGAATGGATTTGAGTTTATCATTGCTAATTGCGTTTTTGATTTGATTTGCGATTTCTAACAAGCCGTCTTGCTTGCTGTGGTTAGCATTTTTCTTCCCTTGTGCGGGAATGAAAGGCTTATCTTCTTTGCTCAGTTTGTAGCTGAGTGTATTAAGACAAGCACATAGTAGGTGTAGGCGATTAGCGGGAATATTGACGTGGATATCCCCACTGAGGGGGACATCTTTTCGTTTAATGTCGTCTAATAACTCTGCTAGATCGCGTCTACCTTGGTGTTTTTCCCACTGGCCAACAGGCTTCATAGGCGTTTAACTCCCATCGATATTAATTCACCAACATCTTCGTCGGTTAAGTTCTGGTCTTTTGTTTTGGCAACGAAACCTCCCGGGTGCGTGAATAGAATCCGGTCGTCGTTATCCAAAAGGGTTAAGTCTATCGCTGAATGGTCGTTCATGCGGTAGATTTGATATCCTTTATTCCTTTCATCTTGGGTTATTGAAACTACGCATTCAGGTCTATAGCTGCTGATGTAGTTGTTTAAACCTAGCGTTGGGTTGTCGCTTTTTTCAAAGCGTCTGGCATCGAAGAACTTGAAACCCGAATTTGGTATATCTACTGATTCTATTTCAGGTAGTACATCCCATCGTTCCTTGTATTCTTGAGCTAGGTCCGTCATATGGGTTCCCATATTCATGAGGGCCTCGTAAAGAAAATGTGCAGTGGTTTGGGGGAAGGTATTTTTCTTTACTAAGTAAGTGCTTATGGCTTTTCTTTGATGTTCCGGGAATATCACCTTTGCAGCTTGGAAGAGGTGTAGTAACCATTTTTCAACAGGTGAGCACATCTGAAAAAACGAACCTAAGCTCGGTAAACCCAGCCAGTCTTTAGCGTAGTTGGGGCCTTTACAGTCAACGACTGCAGTAAGGTCATACCAACTATTTGCTAATTTAAAAGATTCCTCTAAACCTAAATGCTGTGTGATTAGGTTTAAGGCACAGGTCGGGATCCCATCTCGTGGAAATTGATGATGGTCGAAGTTTAGTTTGTCGGGATCGTGAGATCTGCCAACATCTATTACGGCTATTTCGGGATCTGTAAGCTCGCTAGCCGTTGGCTCTTTTCGTATGATAGGTGGATATCCGGAGCAATTTGCCAGTAGGATGGCGGTGGCGAGCAGATCGTCTCTGTGTGCGGCTCCGGGGTGTGTGATGATTTGTTTAATTCTCATTTTACTTAATTTTGTATATTCCGATTACTTTTCGGATTTGGTGTTTGGGTGAGAGGAAAGGGTTAATGCAGACTCTAACGAGGTTTCGTAGAATCGCTCTTAATTTTACCAATTCCATGGGTGACCTCCTCGGGCTTTGTTGGAAAGGAAGTTTTCCAGTCTTTTGGCGGCGTTTAATACTTCAGCGTCTGGTTTAACAAGTTTTTTCCCAGACGGCATTTTTATAACTGTAGGGTATTTGTTTGCAAATGACTCCAAGTCTGCGACTCTGGGGTCTTTTCTTTTTTGATTTTCTTTCATAAGTATAGGTTAGTTTTAGGTTAAAGAAGGAGCCTTTTCAGTTCTTGCTCAGGAACGGCGATTACTCGATGTTTAACTCTTTTTTGAGCTGCATCAATTTTTCCGATAATCCTTTGGCCTCTTTTTCTAGTGCAGCCGTATCATCTTCGAGTTTGCTGATGAAGAAGGCTTCCGTCATGGCGGCGAAGAAGTGGTACGCTGTGTTATCAAACACATCTTCGATTTTAGTGTGTTCGTCAACGGTAGCGTCTCGGGCTTGCGAAAAAGCCCAAAACAGAGCTCCTGTTGTGAAGTCACAAGAGGCTTTGCTTGGTGTTGGGAGCTCTTTAAATGAACTCTTGGCGTTGTTGGTGTTATCAGTATTATCTTTATCGTTTTTTACTATATACATTAGCTGTTATTACGGTGTTTTATGTGTTCTATTATTGTTTTCACACCCTTCTTGCCTTTAAACTCGGGCGTGTGTTTGTTTGGATTGCTTGCTTCCACAATGTATGGAGGAAAACCTCCGTGCGTTAGCAAGATAAGTATTTCGGCGAGGTTTGCTTGAACTCCGGGGTGTAGTCCAAGTTCTGGGTATTTCAAGTAAACCTTTCGCTTACTGACTATGGCGATTGCATGGGCGTTGATCAACGCTGCCAACATGCTGAATACATGTTTGACATTAGCTGCTTGATCATTGAATTCTTCTGCAGTTTCTGGCAAGCAGTGTACTGTAGCGAATTCCGTTTTCTTAGCGATGTTATGACCCCACATGGTAGTCCACATGTATAGGAACATGGGTTGCGTGATCCAAAACTCGATAGCTTCATCATCAAGTTCGTGGTATTTATTAACCAGTTGACTGCAGTCAACGGTTATGTATTCATCAGGAGGTTCGATTTTCGCCGTCCCATAGCTCCCGTCATATAACAAGGTTATGGGTTTGACTGTGATGTTTTGTTCCTTCCCCTCGATTTTAATTACTTCCGTGCTCATTGGTCGGGGGAGAGGTAGTTGTTTTCTGAATAGTACGAGCACAATGTCTCAAGCCAAAGCCAACAATTATCGAGTTGGGCTACCTCGTAGTCGTCAAGAGGGTCTATAAGACTATTGCGGAGGGTGATATGTTCGTTTTCTACATAGTCTATAAACGTCTGAAGCTGGTTTCTGGCTTTTTCTCTTCCGTAAGGAGAGAAGCCTTCGGCGTCGCAAACTTGGAGCATGATAAACAGCTTCAGGTTTTGTATTTTATCGAGTAGTTTGCGTCGGGCTTTGTCGCCGAATTGGTCGAAGTTTTGAAGTTTGCCGTGGTGTCTAACGGCATTGACTATGTCGCAGGTAGGCGAGAATCCTTTTTCGATCATCAGATCGGCGGAAACGGCTTCGTGGCCTTTGAACCACGGGCTTCCTTCTGGATTCCATGTTTCGACTTTGCCTAGATCATGGGCTATTGCGGCTATCCGCAGGTTGATCGCTTCGCGTGGTGGAAGCTCGAGTCTACTGGTGAGTAGCTGAGAGGCTTGCACTACTCTTCTCGTGTGCTCTAGTGTATCCGTGTTGTGGAATGGATGATCTGGTCTCATGGTGGCCATTTTCTCGGCTCTGTCCCAATAGACGGAGAGGATTATCCCCAGAGGGGTGTCTGTATCAATGACATCTTTTGTGATTTTTTCTTTCATAGTTTTAATTTTGTTTTGAGTTATCCTAAGTATTCATCCTAAGTATTCATTCATTTCAGGGCATTTACATCTTGCTATATGACAACCGAGTGCGAAGAATTTCGAGACTAACAAGCCATTTGGGGTGTTTTGCATGGTATTGCAAATGAGCCATAATTTGTCTTCAGTCATACCTCCCATGAAACCTCCAAACTGGGCACCTAATTGGATTATGCCGAGTAGGAGTGCTTTTTGGCTGATATCTTCTTGCTCATTGATACAGTTGTCTATCAATTCACGAGGGAATTCTCGTTTTTTGAGTGCGAGAATCACTTCTCCTTTAAGTTTATCGGATAGTTTCATCTTATTTTATGTTATGCTTTAGCTTAAAATTGCTCATATTCTATCCCCAATTTTTTGAAGAGAAAACGGTTATAAATCTCAATCCCGTCTTCTCCTTCAGGAAAGTACTGTTCCTGTAAGAAGGTTTCGTATTGAGGAAAAACTGGTTTCTTCCATTTGTATTTGTGCATGCTTTCGCAATAGCCCGCTTCTATGGCGGCACTATTGACCCATGCTATGAATTGTCCGGGGGTGAGAATGTATGCTGAGTTCGACTTAGCAACAGCTGTACCGGCTCTTAGTGTTTTCCAATGTGGGTGTGCTGCTTCATCCTCCGGAAATTCCCAGCCGTTAGATCCTTTTTGACGTCCCGGAATTCTTGCGATTATTTCGAAGGTACTGTTAAGATGCCGAATGTACGGCTTTTCCACCTTCGTGGAGTATTGGGCTAGAAAACTCCCGCTTGTGTTCGTCAGCCATATTTCGTCGGGGTCGTACCCTCCGATCTCGTCGGCAAGAGGGCCGTGTTCGCCTTGAGGACCTCTTTCTGGGAGATCGTAGCTAATTTTTAACATGTTAGGTGTTATATAGGACTCCGCAGTTGTCTCTACAGGCCTGAATTCAATTATCTCCGTTAAAGGAGAATAGTTTAAGAATTTCATAGTATTATTATTATTGTCGTATTTATTGGTTTTAGTCAGAAAAGATAAGGGAGCCAGCCAATTTGGCCGGTGATAGCCTTACGGCCAGAACATGAGAGCTCGCAAACAACTAGCACAGTAGCTGTTTTCGTGGTAGCACTCTTTAGATCCGCAGTTTTTGCAGGGGACACTACTTTCTTCTATCAACTTTAGCATTTCGAGAGCTGCAGGAACTCGGTTGGGATGCCAGTTGGGAGAAGTGCCGTTGACAACGGACAGCCAGTAGTTTCGTTTGTTCTCATACACGAAGTCGGTTGGGTCATCCATAGGGAGTGATTTTAGACATTGCGTATTGAGGAATTTTTGGGATCTTTTTCTGTTCCTCCTTTTTCCCTACCCTTATTTGTTCCCTTTCTTTTTTTTCAATCTAGCGGGGTGGCGGGGGCGGCGGGGGGCCCTTTGATAGGTGCGCGCCGATGCTGGTAGGTGCGCGCCGAACGCCGCCAACCCGCCGAAACACCAAAAAACGAGCTGAGCCCGTCAAAACATTAAAGAATACCTGTTTTGAAATTACACAAAATCTAAAAGACAAAACAGAAAAATAAAAACTCTCCAGCAGAAACAAGACTCGAATCGAAACAATAAAGCAAACACGGTGGCTCAAACAAATACCTACCAAAGACTTACAAATATTTTTAGTGTTTTCTTGTTGTTTTTCGTTTCCTAACCCTGGTGCCCCCGGGGTGCCCTGGGGGTGGGGCCCCTGCCCCCTGCCTATTATATACTACTTTTACTTATACATATGTATAAAAAACAATAAAACAATAAGAAAGGACCGAACTTCTTGCCGCCCAGCCGCTTATGACTTCTTGTTATGTTTCTTGTTTTTGGCGTCCCACCCCCAAAAGACCCTAAAAGGGGCTGCAAAACCCTAGAAGGTCCCAAAAGGTCCCAAAAGACCCTAGAATACCCCAAAAAACCCTGAAAGACCCCAAAAGGTCCCAAAAGGGGCTACGGGATTCTGGACTCCCTACCGCCATGAATACCACTGAGCACCATTGAGCACCATTGAGCACCATTGCCTTTGCCTCTTCTTGGGTCTATTTGGGTGGTATGAATAACAGACTATTCGTTGGGTACGCTCGGCTTAGGAGTAGTGCCCTTTCCATGAAATGCCTGCGGTCTGCGTTGGAGTTCCTTCGCCTGCCCGAGTTCAAGTTCCTGAAGACCTTTGGGTTCATCATAAGCGTTTTGCTGTAGTTTCCCTTTTTACTTGAGAAGCACGCCCGATACGTGTATTACGTTTAGTTACTATGAAAGGCGTCTCCGCTAAAATCTCCTTCCCGTGCCAGCTCAACATCCGCCTCGCCGGAGGTATGAGGGATGAGCTCCAAGAGGAAGCTCGCAGGGTTCATTCGACTCCGTCTCAGATTGCCAGAGAGGCTATCTCGAGGGAAATGAAGAGACGCAAGGCTCGGAGGGAACGCGCGCGCCCGTCTTCTTAAAGAAAGGTATGTTGACATGAAACGTTTGCTCGCCCAACTTAAGCGACTGTGGAGGTTTGTATTCTCTCCAAGGAGTTGCCATGTATGCGGTGCTTCCGCCCGGCCCGTCCGCAGATCTCCCCCGGTCAAAAAGAATCAGGTAGGCGGTTCCGGGCCCAGTAGGTTCTACGCACCTCGTAAAAAAGACCCGGAGGTGTCCACGAAACCACCGGAGCCGCCTCGCCTGTAGCCTATGCCCTTTCCACGAAACGTCATAGCCGTAGACCCCGGTCAAAAAGGGGGTGTGGCTTTGTATAGAAAGGGTGGCATAACCCTCAAGGGGTTCACCCATTTCACCGAGACGGAGTTTATGGAGGTGGTAGGCGGCATGGATCCGGCGGAAACCGATGCGGTCATCGAGTCCATTCCCCCCTACACCGGGGCCAACATACCTTCCAGTTCAGCCTTCAAGTTGGGGTACAACTACGGCTTTGAATCCGGTGTGCTCATGGCTATGAAGTTCCCACTTCACTTGGTGAAACCCCAGAAATGGCAGGCGGGACTTGAGGGTCTTCGGGGTCTCACGGGAGCCCCGAGGAAGAGAAAACTGAAGAGCCACGCCTGCCGCCTGTACCCGGAACTCAAGATAACTTTAGCCACAGCCGATGCCTTGTTGATACTCGACTGGTGGCACAGAACGCAGAACCCTATAAGAGACGCGAGGACATGACCGAAGATAAAAACGAGATCAAGCTGGAGGAGAGCGGAGCCGAGACGTTGGACATAGAGATGCCCGAACATCTCGCCGAGAAGATAGTGGAGATAGGCCGGAGGGAAGCTTCCGAGCTGGACTACTTCAGCATAGGCTTGAAGCATATCGTGGTAGAGAAGGTGAAGAGGGAAGCCGGTTGAGCGACGAGGACTTGAGAGACGAGGCACTGAGGGCTTTCGCCGAGAAGGCGAGGGCTAAGTTCGACGCAGGCATAGCCGAACACAACCCCGACGGTTCGCGCGGTTTGAGCAAGATGAGTTACGAACAGCACCTCGATGCCATCGCCGACGAGATCATGGATTTGTGGTTCTACCTGTACTCCCTCAAGGTGAACGAGAAGTTTACTAAAAAGTTGACGCACACTTGACTCTTTTTCCGGAACTTTCCGTAACTTTCCTGAAGCCCACACCCCGAAAGTGTCGTAAGTCCTTATGGGACAACGATATAAATTTTTTAAAAAAGTTTACAAAAAAACTTGCATTCCGTGTCGCACGTGTATACCTTGTACACTTATCTAATACAGGATTGGATACTCTCAACTCCCTTCCCCTACTTTAATGAGATGTCCTTATTGTGATCATGACAAAAGCAAAACCCTCGAAACCCGCACCGGCAAAAACCAAGCCCACACCCGCAGGCGTCGCCGATGCCATAAGTGTAAGCGGCGTTTCACAACCCGCGAAATTCCCGACCAAGGCCTCCAAAAAATCGCAGAGTACGCGAACAAGCTCAGTGAATCCGTCTTCGGCTGATTTCGCCAAACCCACCGAAGCCGACCAGAGGTTGCAGAAATTTGCGGACAATGCCGAACCCGGAAGAAGCTACACCCTCGATGAGATCGCCGTCCAGATGGGGGTCACGCGTGAGCGTGTGCGTCAGATAGAACAGAAGGCTCTCATGCGTCTCTACCCCAAGTTGAAGAAGGTGTTCAAGGACGACGGCATATCGGTGGAAGACGCCGTGTCGATGATACAGAACCTGCGCGACAGGGGTGCGGAAGAGGAGAGGGGTAGGGTATGCCTGTGACCATAGAGGGGGTGATCAGACAAAGCACCGGCAACCCCCTGCCGCCAGCCCTGTACCCTTGGCAGGAAGACCATTGTGCTTCACTGGCACACTCCATCGAAACTCACGGTGTTGCCAAGGACGGTTCGGATACGGGTACGGGGAAGACCGTGGTCGCTCTGGAAACCGCCCGCCGCCTGTCCCTGACTCCCTTCGTCATATGCCCCAAGTCCGTGGTTCCTGCGTGGAAGGAATGGTACGCCAAGTTTTTCCCCAATGTGGAGGAGCCCTTCGTCTTCACCTACGAGAAGCTCAAGACGGGGAACACCGACTTCTTAAAGAAGAAGGGTCGGAAGTACAAGTGGCAGTTGCGTTACGGGGGCATCCTCCTGATCTTCGACGAGGATCACAAGTGCAAGAGCCCCTCGTCGCAGAACTCTCGCATGCTCATGGCAGCGGCTGAGGACGGTCGCCCCATGCTTCTTCTCGGGGCCACCTCCTGTACCGATCCTACCGAGATGAAGGCTCTGGGTTTCGCCCTGCGTCTCCACGGGGGTACCGATTGGTGGAGGTGGTGCCGTCTCAACGGTTGCGTTCCGGGGCAGTTCGGAGGGTTGGACTTCGTGGGGGAGAAGCTTTACCTGAGGAAGCTCCACGACCAGATATATTCAGAGAAGGGTTCGCGTCTGCGTACCAAGGACATTCCCGATTTTCCGGAGACCCTCATCATACCCCAGAGTTATGCGGTAGGTGAGCCAGAGGAGGTGAACAAGGTCTACAAGGAACTTAAGGAGGTCGACGAGAGAGCCGCCAACGACGTGGATCCCGACAACCCCCTTACCAAGCAACTCAGGGCACGGCAGAGGGTAGAGCTTCTCAAGGCTCCTCTCTTTGCCGATCTAACCTTGGACGCCATTGGGGAAGGACATGCGGTAGCCGTGTTCGTTTCCTTCAGGGAGACGCTCTCCAAGGTCGTGCAGTTGGTGGAGGAATCGGGGAAGTCGAGTTGCGTCACCATCAAGGGAGGAGACTCCGAGGAGGACAGGGAAATGGCGGTTGCCTGTTTCGGCACCTCGCCTTGGCTCTGTTGCGTGTCCACTATTTCAGCAGGGGGGTTGGGCATCAGCCTCCACGACACGGACGGCAAGCGTTCCCGTGTAAGTATAATTTCTCCAACGTTCTCGGCTATCGATTTGAAGCAGGCGTTGGGAAGAGTCCACAGAGCCGGAGCAAAATCCAAAAGCGTTCAACGCATAGTATTCGCCGCAGATACGGTGGAGGAAAGAGTATGCCAGCGTGTTCGGCAGAAGATACGAAACCTAGATCTCATCAACGATGATGAGCTTAACCCTATATTGTAATGGGATACAGATTCGCAGATGACAAGAACGGGGATATCCCCTTCGATTTCAAAAAAGCTAAAGGTCTCTCCAGTTTTTCGGAGTTACCGCCCGAGATGAGGAAGCGTCTCGACAGTGCCGCTCAACAAGTGAGCAGTGTAATAAACGCTTCCATGGAATCGAAGGCGGGACTTCCCGAGTTTTCAGACGTAGCTCCCGAGGTTCTCTACAAGGCCTGCATGGTGGAGTTCATGGCTCACTTGCAGTGCATGATAAACGATCTGTTCGAGATATGCGCCGTGATGGCGATTAGACATGTAAAGGAGGGAAACGATGACTGAGAAGAAGTATGCACACGAGATATTGGCGTTGAAGAACGCCATCATGGAATGCAGCGAGGAGCTGACCGAGGTACGTCGGGCGATCACCAAGCTCGACAAGATTACCGAAAGGCTCACCCGTGAGCAGACGGAGAAGGAGAAGGATGCCGAGCCGAGCGATGGGGGCACCTACGATTTCCTTGGCGACATCGTCGATTTCAAATCCGGGATGGATCCCGAGGGCTGGAAGGAGGAGTCATGACGTCAGCCACTCTTATGATAGTTACCGCGCTCCTGCTGTGCGGATGCCCTCACCACCCCTCCCCTTTCAAATGCAACGGTGACCCGAGGTTTCCCTTGGGCGAATTTGCCCGACCCTCGGCCGAGGACATTCGGACGGGGAACTACGACCAAAGTTGGGTGGAGATGCGGGCAAAGTCCCTGAATCTTCGGCCCGTGGATTACCTGCATCAGGTCAGCAGCGGAAGGAGGGAGCCGTGACCGAGGAAGCTCACCATAAGTTCGGCCCGAGCACTCTCAAGTACATTGAGATATGTCCGGGGTTTCGGAACTCCAACGACGAGGAGCCGCATCCCGTGGCTATAGAGGGAACACGTCTGCACGAAGCGTGCGAGACGGGGGACTTGGGAGGGCTCGATTCCGATCAGCTTACGCTCGTCCGCAAATGCTTGGCTTACGCCAACTCAGTGACCGCAGAGGCCGCAGAAGTACACCGCGAACTGAAGATGGTGATCAACTATGACACTTCAGGAATCGATTCCTCTGAAGCTCTTGCTGACGGGTGATGTCGTACTGGTCGACGGGGTTAGCGAGGGAGAGTTTCTTTTCGCAACCTGCGTGGACGGTTCCGAACGGAAGCTCATCCCCATCTACGAATTCCAATACAATGACAACTTCAATAGATTCTTCAAAGAATATCTTCGGAACGGCCGACGTAGTGGCTGAGTTCCCCGAACGGGAACATGTGGAGATGCTCGACTACAAGTTCGGGTACAACCCCGTCGACGATGCCGAGATCAATATACAGGGTCAAGCTTACGCCTTAGGCTGCTTCCAGAAGTTCCAGTGGGCCAAGACCGTCACGGTCAGGTTCATCCTGCCACGGAGAGACGAGGTTACCGTGCATACCTTCAACAGGGAACCCGACATGGACTACATCATCATGCGGGTAGAGTTGATAGTCACACGGGCCAAGGCCAAGACCGAGCTTATAACGAACACCGAGGCTTGCAAGTATTGCGGTAGTCGCGTCACTTGTCCGGCCCTGCAGTCCAAGCTGTTGCCCCTCGCCAAGAAGTACGCCCAAGGTACTGACAATTTTGAGGTGGCGTTGTGGGATAACCTCAACCCTATGGCTATTGATGACCCCGTCATGATCGCCAAGATGCTGGAGGTCAGTGGAGTGGTGGAGAATTGGGGCAAGGAGGTTCGTAGGGAGGCTCTTCGCATGGCCCATCAAGAGGGCGAGGATATCCCGGGTTACTCCGTGCTCCACCGCAAGCCCACCGCTAAGTTCAAGGGGGAAGAAATGGAGGAAGTGTACAACGCACTTTCCGACTTCTTCACCCCCGAGGAATTCATGTCAATCTGCAAGGCTTCCCTCACCGACATAGCCAAGGCGTATGCCCAGAAGCTGCCCGTCGGGGAGAAAAAGGAAGCCCGTCCACGGATCGAAGCCGAGTTGCTGCGCAACGATCTGGTTCCCGAGGACGACGATCAACTTCTGATTCCTTATCTGAGGAAGCAGAGAAACCTAACGTAGAGCTGACGTACAGTCGGCATACATAAGTACAACCAAATACAAAAAGACTAATGGCTAAGACATCATTAACTGCTGAGATAGAAGAAAACGCGGAGGTCGTAACCTCCAAAGACATCGTGGCTTCCGCAGAGGAGCTCGCGATACCTAGACCTACGGGTGCTGGCATAACGGGAGACATCGACTCCGAGGACATTAAGTTTCCTCTGGTTCAGATCGTCTCGGGGATGGGTAAGCTGTCCGATATCGAGGGCCTCAACAAGGGCGATCTCGTTTTGGACGGGGAGTATAAATTGGAGCAACCTGCCGACATTACGGTAGTGCGCCTCGCCAAACTCTACGAAGAGAACCTGCCTTGGGGCGTGGATGAGATTCCCCGTCTGGTGAACACCAAGGCCGAAGTCCTCGACCTCGGAGGTACGCTGGGGTGGACTACGGGCGACGACGGTGAGAGGGTGGCTCCTACGTGGAAGCCTATGGCGGATGCGTTGATCGCAGTCAGCCAAGATGGCGACGATCCCTCGTTCTTCCCGTTTGAACACGACGGCAAGAACTACGCCTTCGCAAGGTGGAAGCTTCGCAACACTGCGTATTTCTCCGCCGCCACGGACTTGATCTCTGCCGCCGCGACCTACTACCGAAAGGGTTTGGCCACGGGCAGCTTCAAGCTCACGACTGAGAAAAGAGCCTTCAAGACTGGCAACACGACCTTCGTGCCCATCGTCAAGAAGGGTGAAGCCAACTCTCCGGAGTTCCAAGAGTGGCTGTCGGACTTCACTTCCTGAATCAACCTGAGGGGCTCCGGCCCCTCGTTAAGAAGAGTATGAAAACGGAAGATTTCAAACGGGTGCATCAACTGGCGAAATACGTGGACATAACTAAAGCCTGTAAGATCCAAGGGGTCAGCCGCAACGGCTACTACAGGTGGTTGCGCCGAAGAGGAGCCAACACTAGACCCAACATAAAAGAGCTAGTTAACGCATGAATAAGATTACCGTCATCGACTTTGAGACGTATTACGACAAGACCTGTTCGGTCGTCACCCTAGGGGCTCACGCTTATTGCAGACACCCGGACTTTGAAGCCTACATGGTTTCACTGGTGAACGATGAGCTGGAGTGGGTGGGGCACCCCAAGGACGCTCCGTGGAAGAAGATCAAGGGGCATACTTTGGTAGCCCACAACGCCAGCTTCGATCAAGTGGTGTTTGAGAGTTTGGTAGAGCAGGGAATAGTCCCTTTAAAGATAGCCGAAACCGTGGAGGGGTGGGAGTGTTCCGCCGATTTGGCGGTTTACTTCCACTACCAGAGGACTTTGGCGGGGGCGTCCAAGTATTGTTTGGGCAAGGAAGTGTCCAAGGATATCCGAAATTGGATGAAGGGGAAGACGTGGGATGATGCCATTGCCGAGGACAAGGCCAAGGAACTTCTGCAGTACTGTCTCGATGACTCGAAACTTACTTGGGAACTTTACAAGAAATGCCGGCCTTATTGGCCTGACAAGGAAGCTCGGCTCAGTGAAATTAACCGCGTTATGGGTATGCGCGGTCTGCCTATCAACGAAGATAGTCTTACTAGGGGCATAGACGATCTCGAAAGGCAGATGTTTGCCGCTAGAGCCGAGCTTCCTTGGCATGAGGAAATAGATCCCGACACGAAGAAACCCTATGTCATATACTCAAAGAAGGCACTGGCTCTGGAGTGTCGAAAGCGGGGTATAGAGCCTCCCAAATCGTTAGCCAAGGGCAACCCTGACTTCGAGAAATGGATTAGGGAACACGGTGACTCCCTTCCTTTCGTGTACTCCATGCAGAACTACCAGAGGATGAACACCCACTTGAAACGCCTCCGCACCTTCGAGTCTCGGCTGCGTTCGGATGGAACGATCCCCTTTAACTTGAAGTATTTCGGAGGGCACACCGGCAGGTTCAGCGGGGATGCGGGCAATAACATACAAAACATACCACGTTCCGCCATGTACGGAGTGGATATCCGTTCCCTCATCGAAGCTCCCGAGGGGAAGACATGGGTGATTGCGGACTTCACTTCCATCGAGCCCTATACCATAGCCTATCTTCTGGAAGACCAGAGAACGCTCGATTATCTGTATGAGGGGGTTAACATTTATGAAGCTCATGCCCGTGCCACTATGGGGTGGACGGGGGGCAACCTGAAGGAAGACGATCCGGGGCTCTACCTGCTCGCCAAAGTTCGTGTGCTCGCATTGGGTTACGGAGCCGGGTGGGAGAAGTTTCTACAGACCGTCAAGAACTTCGGGATGGCCGAGGTACTGGACCGTCCGTACAGCCGAGCGGATGCCCTGAGGTTTCTGGACTTCAACGAGAAGTACCATCCCGGCAAAGCCAACGCTTTCCCCAACATCAGTCCCGAGGAGAAAAGATTGTGGGTCAATGCCTACATTCAGGTGGCGGATTTCCGTCAGTCCAATCCGTTGATTCAGGGGCGTCAGAAAGAACACGGGAGCAACCTCAAGAAGGCAATGGCTTCCAAGGCCGGGGAGTACACCTTCCCTCTGATGTCGGGCAGGTTCCTGAAGTTCTTTTCCATAAGGCCGGAGACTTACGGCATAAGTTGCAAGTCCCAGATGGGGGCCAAGAGACGGATGCTGTCGGTGCACGGGCCCCTGCTTTTCGAGAACGAGATTCAGGCCAATGCGCGGGAGTTCCTCCTCGAAGCTATCCTGAATCTGGATTCCGCAGGGTACGAGGTAGCTATGCATGTGCACGACGAGGTGGTGATAGCCGTCAACGAGGACGAGGCGGAAGAAGAGGCAGAGCGGATTACGAGATTGATGTGCACGCCCCCTTCGTGGGCTTCTGACTTCCCCCTACGGGCGGAAGCTCAGATTTCAAAGGTGTACACTAAATAGTGTTTGCCTTCGGTGTTACCTTATACAACATTTAAATACACATGGTGATGATAGAAGCGGATGGAATAGATTTCATGGAAGTAGAGCTGTGCCTTGAGCTGGCGAGACTTTGGGACGATCCCGAGAACAACAATTTCGACTACCCTTTTGAGTGGAAACGCGTATCCGAAGAAGAGGAGACACCAGAAGATGAGTGAGCTTTTCACGATTCCCAATCTACAGGCTAACTTGGTAGAGAAGAGGGTTCTGTGGGACCTCCCTCCCTTCCATCTTCCTGACTTCGAGAACACTCGGGCCTACAAGGAATGGAGTACGCGACCTGATACGGAATACTGTTTCTTCAGTGTGTACGAGGGGCTCGATCCCCATCAGAGGGTAGGTGCGAACAACGCGCCTCATTTCATTCACGGGATTGTGTGCGACTACGACGCCGAACAAACTCCCGACTCGGTTGTGGAACGTTCACTGGAAAAGAGCGAGTACCCCGTGAACTATGTTTCGGAATCGTACTCGGGAGGTGTGCACGCTCTGTGGTTGTTTGAGAAACCCGTCATGTACCACGGCGAGAAATCCGCCAAGGAGTTCATGAAAAGGGTTATGCTTGAGATCAAGGGCTCGAAGCTGGGGGTAGACCTAGACAAAGGCTCCACCGATCACCAACGCTATTTTGCCATTGGCCAGAACTGGAAGAGGGTCAGCCAAAACCGCATACCGCTTGCCGCCTTGCATTATTGGCAATACGAAACATCCAAGCCCACGGATTTCGCAAGTGCAGGCACCGCTATAGACTTGGGTCACATCAGGGAGGGCATAGAAGAACAGTACCCCGGTATTTGGACTGGGCCTTTCCAAGAAGGAGCTAGAGGTACCCGATTTTGGGACCCCTCCGCAGACAACCCAACGGCTGCGGTGGTCAGGCCCGAAGGTATGCAATGCTTCACAGGCCCTCAACCCTTCGTTTCATGGTCGGAAATTCTCGGTCATCGGTTCGTTAATGATTTCGAGGTAGGCAGGATAGGCGCAGCCATCGAGAGATACTGGTTCGATGGTAAGCAGTATTTCGTGCGGATGGACAACGACACTTTTCTAGCTGCCAACAAGGAGGAAGCCACTCTAGATCTCAGGGCTAGGTCGGGTCTGGACAATCGAAGAGGACGAAATGAAAACCTTTCTGAAGTTGAGAGAGCGTTGTTCCAAATACACAATGAGAAACGCGTGGAAGCTGCGGTTCCGTTCGTGTTCATCAAGGAAAACATAGTCAACCTCTCCAACAAGAGATACTTCAACACTTCCACCGTAGCCACCCTAGCCCCCGCTGACGGGGAAGGGGAGTGGGGTGAGGGCTTCCCTACCATAGCCGACTGGGCTGAGAAGATGTTCGGAGAAGAGCAACTGGAGTATGAACTGGCGTGGCTGGGATGGGCGTACCGGAATGCCAGCGAAGGGAACCCTTCCTCAGGGCATGCCCAGTTTTTGGTGGGGCCTCCCAATTGCGGTAAGACTCTTTGGAATACGCAGATTCTCGGGAACCTCTTCGGGGGTCATATAAAAGCTTCCGAGTACCTCTGCTCGAAGACGGACTTCAACGACTACTTGTTCGAGTTCGGGATGCTCACCGTCGATGATGAAGCTCCTACCGCCAACGCGCAGGCCCGAGTTGCCTTCACTTCCAAGATCAAGGAGTTCGTAGCCAACGATGAGTTCAGCGTGAACGGGAAGTTCAAGAAACCCGGAAGGGTGAGGTGGCGGGGACGCATCAGTGTGACGCTCAACCAAGACGCCACTTCTCTGCAGCTTCTCCCGGATTTGGAGATGTCCGTCAGGGACAAGCTGATGATTTTCAAGTGCAGGAAATTCAAGGACTTCTTCCCGGGGTTCACGGCTACCATAAGCAAAGAGCTTCCGTACTTCGCTCGATACCTGTCGAATTCCAGCGTGCCCGACGAGCTTCGGGAGAACCGTTTCGGGGTCAAGAGTTACTTGAACAAGGATATCGAGGCTATATGGTTGGCGGATGCCAGCTACGCACACATTGCGGAGATCCTTCAAATCTTCAGAGAGAAGTGGTTGGACAAGCACGAACTGGAGGAAGAGGAGCTCACTGCCTCCGAGTTACTGGTTAAGTTGGATCGCATGGAAGGAACCCGAGTCCTCATCAAGGACTTGACCCCCAAGAAACTGGGGTGGGGTTTGAGGAGTTTACACGATAAGGGGATCCCTTGGGTAAGGAGGTCTCCTAAAAAAGGAACTAACAAGTGGATAATCACTTCTGAATAGGGGGGCGTATCAGTCAGGTGGCCGCATTAGGCTGGGAGAACAATAAACATTCGAAACCTAAGGGGCAGGCCGGTGAGGTCCTGTTCCGTTTCGCTTGTATGGCTCGGGGATATGTGCCGCACACCCCCGACGGAGACCCTCCGTGTCACGATCTGGTCGTCATGAACCCTGCAAACGGCAGGTGTAGGGTCACGCAAGTGAAGGTTATAGGGTACAGAAGTCTCTCCCGTGCCGGTCGCAAGGACTACTCGTACAAGATCATAGCCACGTGCAAGAACCGCAGGGTCCATCTCAGGGATTCTATCGTGGATATTCTTGCGGCTTACGTGATCGACGAGAAGGCGTGGTACCTAGTTCCCGTGGGTCAAATTACAGGAACCAACATGTCGCTTCGCCCCCATATAGCAGGGAGGAGAGGTAAGTACGAGAAGTACAGGGAACGTTGGTCTGTTTTCGGGAGGGGCGCCACCCCTTTAGACATTTAACCCTATTGTGGCTTATGAAAGAATGGCTAGAAGACCAGAAAGGCATAGAGAAGGAAACTCTTGATCTCGTTTGCCAACAGACCATAGAAGTAGTGGACCAACTCATACCTCAAATCCGTTTGTGTGCCATAGAATCGGGCGAAGCGGTCAAGGTAAACCTTGAGATAGAGTTCGACTTCGGGAAGAAGACCAAGCTGTCTACCATGGGGGCTGTAGCTTGGCCTCCCCGTATAGTGGAAGCTTCTGCGGTTCAGGTGTGAGCGACATCTTGACGAAGCTGGGCTTGACTAAAGAACAAGTCCGAGGAGCCTTGGGCTCCGAGCCTTTACAGGAAGATATTGTAGATGAGACGCCAGAACCTTCGTCCAAGAATTACCTTTTCGCCCACGATCAACGTAGAATTAGAACGAGGCTTCGGCTGTATGAGGGTTTCATATACGCGCGGTTCGAGGAAGGATACCATCCCGGAACCATAGCGCGTTTGCTCTCCGTGTCCGAGGAGACCGTCAGATCCCGGTTGCGTAAGGGGGGTTTCTTCAACCGCAAGAAGCCGGGTAGGCCTCCTAAAACGACTTACCTACCAGATGACCTACCGCCATCTCTCGAAGATTCCACGGATGATCCTTATGCGAAACAATGAAGGTTTTTACCCGGAATCTTCTCCCGCGAATATTAGTGAACACTCTCATGTTTTCCTTGATCAACCCCTTGTACTGCCCGCTGATCTTTCCTTTTTCGGAATCTGATTGAACGTAGGCCCAGAGGTGGCCGAAGGAATTCTTTGAGAAGTTATAGTCTATCCTGTGTATCTGCTTATTATTGTGCTCGTTACCTAAGTGCATCCACGCTGTTTCGGTTACGGCTAAGTAAGCATCAGTGAAGAAGTAAGGATTTGTTATGGTGTTTACGCCCATAACGGGATCTGCGAAAGGCGAAGATATGTGTCTCCCCCGGTACATGAAAGCCCCGTCTGGGTTGCCCACCACGAAATCATCTCCTGACGGTTGTGTAAGGAGGTCTCCCCAAAGGGATGGAGGTACGGGGAAGTCGCGATCTCGGTAGTTCCTAAGGTCGGTTTTTTTGATTTCTTGCTCTTCCGTTACGCAAAGCAGGTTGCTCTGGTTCTGTATGGAGGTCAGCGCAGTGAGGTTTTCATGAGAGAACGGTCCCGCTAGCTCTTGATTCATTTCGCTGTACGCAAAACCCATGTATTTTGGGGGACGCGTTCGCCCCGTGTACGACCTCTCTACAACCGTTGCGGAAATGGAAGAGGGGTTTCCCGGTACTGCGCCTGCCACTAAGCTTGCGGAAATACTGGAGGGGTTCCCCGGGATTGTGACGAGGTTTGCCGAAATACTGGAAGGCGCTTCAGGTACTGTAACTGCTAAAGAAGCGGAAACGCTTGAGGGAGCTCCCGGTATTTGCAGAACGCTTGCGGAAATGTTGGAGGGTACCCCGGGTACGCCCCCTACGTCGAGGGAAGCAGAGATATTTGAGGGTACTCCCGGAGTGGTGACGGCGGAAATGTTGGAGGGTACTCCCGGAGTGGTGACGGCGGAAATATTAGAAGGAACCCCCGGAATATTCCCCACCCCGAACCACCCCTCTGAGGGAGGGCAGGGACTGTTGGCGAGAGGTCCGATGGAGAAGTCCCACGCCACGGAAGCTTCCAAAGCGGAGGCTATGTACATAAAAGGAGCACTCCACTTACCGCCGGGGTACGGGAATGCCGTGGCCACCTTGTTCATTACGACCACGTCGTTCGTATCGCCGAACATTAGGTAGTTGAACGGACGATTCGTGTGTAGATTGAAAGGCTCTTGTAGGGTGAGCTTGAAATTATAGGTTGTCCCGTCATTCCACGTACGGGTGTAGTCCATCTTGACGCCCCCGTTATCGTAGGAGTTGGCGGAATTGCCCCAAAGATCGTTTAAGCTTTGGGCTGTGCATGCGCCTGCATTCGAACTGTTCCAGCCTCCGAGCATTACGTTGGATGAACCCACTGGATTAATACTACCTACGGCTGCGGACGTTTGATAACTGGGCAGGAAAACGCTGCCGTGCGGGTTAAATTGGGGAATCGTTGCGGTCAACGAGTAGCATTTAGGTGACCCGAATTCCCACATAGCCGCCCGAAAGATTTCCGCCATGGAGGGTGGCGAACCTAGAACAGTGTCCGCCCATTCCCCGTCGTTTTCTATATCTCCAGCGATTTCAACTGAATCTATGAATTGAGGGGGGTTGGAAGCGTCGAACCTTTCCACTAAAACCTTATGGTTGGGGTAAAAAGGCCACCGATTCGCGTGCTTGTCGTTGATGAAGGACCACCCATTGTTTTGAGCGGTGCTGCCCGGAAAGGGGTCATCGATTAAAGTGGGGTACCACAGTTTACCTATGGGTATAGCCCCGGGAGGAGGAGCTACCCCCGCATCCGGATCAAATACTACCGTCCAGTAATTGCCGGCAGCGTTGCCCGTGCCCAAGGCGTTGGCGTCCCACCATACTTTTTGGATAGACCACTGTACGTTGTTTTGGTTAACCCAAGCATCGGTAACAGCGTCAAATTGATAAGTCCCGTTAAGCGAGCCTTCCGGGGCGTTTGTAACAGTGATCGGCTGGCTAACGCATGCACTGATCCCCGAGGGAGCGCCTGGTGGCATGGTAAGGCCCCGTCACCGGGAGTTAAGGAGTCGTTACGGTGTCAGATTTCCCTGCAGTGTCGCCTGAAGCGAAGTCACTTTCACCCGCTGAGTTCTTTGCGCGAACGCAATAAGAAATGTTAGAGCCATCGGGAGCGTTAGCATGCGTGTGCGTGTTAGCATTCCCAGCGACGGTTATTAAAGTGCCGCCTCCCGCTGCGTCAAAGCCGTTGTCCTTATTAGCTTGAGTTGCATCGACCTTCCAGAAGAGCTCATAATTGTCTATGGTCCCCGTACCGACATTCCATTGTATATTTACTGTAGCCATTGTTAGAATTTCCTAGTTTTTATGGTGATTTTCAACCGGTTGTATTAAGACACTATTGCGACGTAGTTGATATTAAATTCAGTTAAAGTGTAAGTTCCGTAGGGTTTGCAGCGGAGGGCAGCGCAGTTATTGGGAACGCCGGACCAGTCCTTGACCAGAGTCTTCCAAGCTACGCCGCCGCCGCCAGTAGCGAAAGAGATTTTCAGTAACGTTTGTTGCCCCACTTGCGGCACGGGTTCCAATATGCAGGAATGGGTTCCTCCGGTATTTATGTTTAGAGTGCCCTCCCAGCCTCCGTGCCCCCAAGTGGCTCCGAATGGGTTGTTGCCCTGCCAGATGAGCGTGCCTGTAGCGGATACTGTCAACCATGTAAGGTTCACATTTACCGTAGCTGGGTTGGATGCCGTTACGTCGCATGGGTTGGCGGCGTCGCACTGGAATGTGGCGGAGATAGCCGAGGGAGCTCCCGGTTCCGCCAAGGCAGAGATACTAGAAGGTGCTCCCGGTACCTGTACTTGGTGTACTGCCGAAATATTCGAAGGTGCTCCCGGTTCCGCCAGGGCAGAGATAGCCGAGGGAGCTCCCGGTTCCGCCAAGGCAGAGATATTAGAAGGAGCTCCCGGCGCTTGTGTCGCAAGCACGGCACTGATGCTTGAAGGTGCTCCGGGTTGTGCAAGAGCACTAATGCCGGAAGGCGCCCCAGGTTGTGCAAGAGCACTAATACCTGAAGGCGCCCCCGGCGCCACGATCGTACCCCCAACGACCGTAGCAGAAATTGAAGAAGGTGCCCCCGGTTCCGCCAAGGCGGATACCAGCCAAGGTTTTCCGGGAGAAGACAGTGCGGATATCCCCGAAGGGGCCTGTGGAGGGAGGGCTGCGCTTATCGTGGAGGGCGCTCCCGGAGCTGCTACGGCAGAGATAGACCCAGGTACGCTGGGTGGGAGGGTACTTTGGTATTCCTCCCATTCCTTGGTTTTCATATACACCCAGTACATTCCCGTCTCCGGCTCGTAAGCGGAGAACGAATCCGAAAGGTCAATAGGATGATCTACATCCCAGCGTCCTTTGGCTTTCGCCGAAGCTTGTACGGGGTCTGCGTAAGTATGCTTCTGTTCACTTCCGGGCCCAGCCGGATCCTTCCAGATCTGTCCGTCGAAACCGAGATAGTACGGTTGGGTTCCGTCTTCCCCGGCTACCACCTGCAAGTTAACGGCCGCCGAGGCTACGGAAGTAGGTGCTTGCTCTACCCTGTAACCGGAACTTGCTTGGTCAGGGTTGGATGGGGATAGTAGAAAGATACCTGCGTCGGTATGAACGGCTACGTTATTGCCGAGAGAGGAGAGAGCCGTTATTTCGGAAGCATCCGTCATCAAAAGATCAACGCTGCCCGTGGCCTCGGATGAGTAAAGCGAGTCCCTGTGCGGCTGCGTCAGCCCGGCAGGTTCCGAAATATATACTTTCAGGGGGTTGTTCTTGTTACCTGAGGCGAACAAGGTCTTGCGGGGCCCTTGTATATAAAACTTACAATTGGGAAAGCGAGAGTACTCTTGGTGGTATATCTTATTATCGGGAGCTATCTGTACAATAGCGGTGGGAGGTCCCTTACCAGCCGAAAGAGCTTCAGCGGATCCATCTCCGAAGGCTACCATTCGGTTACCTATCGCAGACATGCAAGCCTTGTCTTGCTGGTACAGAGATCCTACGGATACGCCGTAACCTGCCGGCAAAAGGACGAGGTCCGTATTTGCCGAAGAGAATACCTTTACATCATGAACTTCGCCGAAACGGCTTGCCCATACTACAGAGTTTCCTTTGCCGTCATCAGACCCGGAAAGATAATTCCAAGACGAACTCGACAAATTATCGGCGGTTCCCACCGCATCCCAAACAGGCGCCGAGCGCAGTCCCCCCGGCCCTAGAGGAAGACAGCCTTCGCAAATACGAAGAGTACCCCGATCGGCGTCATCGGCTGCGGCTTGGATGCCCGTAAAAGCTGGTACGCGAAACCATCTCATTCCTCTACCTTAGGCTTAGGTTTGTATGGAAACAACCGGTTGAGTTTATTTTGTCTCTTTCTGCATCCCCCGCATTGCTTGACTCCCATCTTGTCGGTGATCTTCTTAATTGTGTCGCCCAGTCCCTTGGACTGTTGCTTCTTTGGAGTTTCGCTCATGATATGGTGATTTTTAAAGTTTCGCCGGTGCATGCTCCTTGCCCGGGAGCTGTATATTCGCCCTTTGGGCTGCCCCGCCCCGCTTTAACCAACACTTCGCCACCGCTGTGCCAATCCCGGCCGGCGCTGGGTATACGCCACCTGTCATTAGCAGGATCTGGAGCCACTATAAAGTTGTTGGTGAGTGAGGCGTCAACGTAACGGCATAAGCCGAATGGATCTAGCACAAGAGTGTTGGGTATTCCGCTATCCGTCGTGCATCCCGGGAGGTCGTCGGTTTCAACGGTAAGTTGCGCAGGCCACTCATACCCGTTTAAAGTTGGATCTGCTGTTGCGCATGGTGGAAGCGGTTCTCCTCCCTCACAGCAAGGGATTGGTATGGGCGTATCATCGGTAGGTGCTCCGATTTCCACGATATTGCCGCACTTATCTACCTTCACGACTCGTTTCTTCGGCACCAGATTGATTGCTACCCCACTGCCGCCGCTCTGAGTACCAAGGTCGGTTAGTACTTCAAAGGAATAGCAGTCTCCCGTTGCCTTAGACGAGGAGCCTGCGAGAGGAAAGCTAGTACATTCGCAATCGGATCCTTCGCCAGCAGATGAGGACCATAGGTGATAGCTCCAAAAGGCTTGTCCTTTGTAGGGGAGTCCTCCGTCGACTTGGTAACCTGCTTGTGGTTGAAGCCCTGCCGTATCGAGGAAAGTTACTAGGCAGTAAACGCGGGTCTCGCCGCTGTCTCCTATCGTCCCTACGATCGTATCTCCGTGCTGAACGTCTATACCTGACGTGTATGCGCTGAGAGTGTAGGCCTCGAAAGCTTTTCTCAAAGCAGCGTAATCGTCTATTGTCGGGGTAACGTTTCCGTTAAATGTCTTGGCGCTCGCGTTGAGATCTCCGTGGTAGTGCACTACGGGCGCTCGCCCCCATGATTGAAAAGGGGGAGTATCGTACGTCAGTCCGGAATCGTCTTGGCTCTCTTCTTTTGCGGAGTCTTTCAACTCCTCGACTTCGCGAGATAAATTCTTTACCTCGTCCTTGAGCCTATCGAATTCGAAAGGGTCTGGGTTTTGATCAACCATAGGTCAAGCTGATCCGCCATATGTGATTCCCCCTGTAGGAATGAACGGGCGAAACAGCCGTTCTGATTAGATTACTCCCGGCAGTGTTTTCGTGGTAAAGGTGGCTCCATGAAATGATACCGGCGACAGTCGTCATTTCGCGCCCTTGATACCTCACGGTCTTAGTCCATTGAGGGACAGTTCCCGTACCTAATACAGGAGGGCCTGCGTCGAAATTAAATATTAGATCTCCGCTTCCATAGCCATAGCCGGATTTTGCAGCTACTTGGTGGCCGTCCCAATCCATAGTGGCCTTGGTGTTATTGGCGTAGTCGAACACGGCGTTCTTGAACACGCGTGTTATGCCTCCGCTTCCCTCTCTTCCGCTTAACATTTTAAGATCAAAGGAAACATACGGTATAGAGTTGCCTCCGAGCCCCGCCAACGCCTGAGGGAGAGCAGGTCCCACGTAAAAGAAAGTAAAATTCGCCACGGTCTTCAAACTTCCGGAAGTCACGGGCCTTATTTTCAATCCGTCTTGGCTGAAGTATACTATAATCGGGTTATCACCCCCGCCTGCCGCCGAGCCGGAGGCCCAGTAACCTGCGGAAGGAGCCACCCAGGACACATTCCATACGTCGAAGCCCGGATTTGAAGTATCTACCTGCGCACTCCCCTCCACCCAAGACCAAAGTTTACTGGATTGCGTATATTGAGAGCTAAGTAAAAGACTCTCGAGGGTAGCAGTAGCGCTTCCATACGGGTGGTTCGCCGCTGCGTTCAACACACCATCGGAGAGGGGATCCGGTCTTTGGATCATGGAAGGTTTCATATCCCAAGGTTCCGTGGAATTACCCATAGGATCGAAGTTGGAGCTGGAGGGATGCCGCAACCAAGAGGCGCTGGGATATCCCAATCCTTGAGCCTTGGCTGGAAGTTCCGATTCCTCTTGCTTCAGGACCATATAGCGGCGGGATAATCTTCGAAGATCTCTATTCTCCGATATGCTTTCCCCAAACCAAGAGTTTCTAAATTGTATATAGGTGCGCGAAAGATGGGCTTTATCTACGGAAGCGGAAGGCTCCACTTGTTGGTTTACTAAAAAGAAATCATCGAACTCTTCGTCAACCTCGCCTACTTTCCTGAACAAGTCGGAACTTGCATGAACTTGCCTATCGCCTATCTGGTCTTTGGCTACGCGAGGACCTTCGACTGCGTATCTTCGAGTAAGCTTTCGGTAACCAAGAGCGCTGTCTTCCCCTATTTGGGGACGCCCTATAGGTCTAATCTTGAGGTCGCTGGGCATATCACCAACCCGCTCGACGTTTCATACGGAACGTCTTTTGTTTCTGGGGATTGCTCAAGGTATTCAAACGCATCTTAGCCTCATTCGCCGACTCCCGAATCATTTCCTTGTTGTCTCCGTTGTACCTAGGATCCGTCAAAGCCAGCTTGGCTTGAGCTATGGGGAACATGATATCCCAAGTTACGTTACCCGGGAGACGGACTCTGTCTCCGTCGTTGGTAAGTTCCGTGGGGAGTATATTAGCTCTCAACCTTATGGACACATCCTCCCTGGGGAGAGGGTATACGGAGAAGCGGCAACGAACAGCGGTGGCATCCGCACTCGCCAGATCCGAACTATCGGAAGAATGGAGAAGATCGGAGTTGTCGATGTAATAGAAAAGAGGGTTGTCTATTTGGAAGTCGTTGCCGTTGTATTTTATGGAAGGGAGTACTCCGGACATCCCCGGGGAAGGTGCAAAGTCGTACGCATAGGAGGCTCGTGTACGTACTTCCTGCTCTGGTGAGCTGATGGCTGAAAGTGGCCCGAAGCCTACTGCCTCGGGAGCTCCTTCCACGTCTATTACTTCCCTATCCAGACGGTGACAAGAATGGTAAAGCGTCATGGACGCGCTCGTTTCGGAAGCGTGTTGCCAGGGTGCCGTCAAATAAGCAGTAGTTCCGCTGAACAGAGCTACTCTACGAAAGTCGCTGCCTACTCGCAGGTAGCTTCCTTCGTATACGGAATCCACATTTGCCGAAAGGTTAGATATAGTGGTCGACCCTTTGACTACGTTTCCCGTTAACGCTTCTGGAGCTTTCAAGTGAATACCGAAGTTGGCTACGGCCCATGAAGGTCTCCTGCCGTCGAGGGGCGCATAGCACTCGCGATACGCTTGATTAACGTATATACCGAGTCTAGTCGAATCCATTTGAGGGAGGTCGTCACTAGACTCCGCTCCCAGCATAGTGGCCAGTTGGTCCTTCAAAGACTTGAAGGTCGGAGCCACGCCCGATGTTAAGTTTTCAGCCATGAGTACATGCTCACCTAGAGGCGAGCGTGAGTCCACCGATTGTAATTAGACGTAACTCGAACCCAACTTAAAGGCTTTGAGCAGGCGCTTCAGGGAAGACGGGCGGTCTTGCGGGATAACGGAGATACCAAGTTTGCGGCATCTTCCCAGTAAATCTTTCTTTTCTTCGACTTCTTCGAACCCTTCCAATTCTTCGGGAAACCCATGGGTGCTCGAGGAGTCGTTGGTAGTCACGACGAACTCGTCGTTTTGCTCGCTTACGGACTCCCCGTCTATACGAACGGAAAACCGCATGGTCTTGTATATACGCCCTGCTGTCCGGAAGATATCATCTATCTCTCTTTGGTTTTTAGGTTCGTATGCGTACTGCTTCAGTTGTTTATCCCATTCGAATACGTACAAAAGTCTCGAAAGACCTTTCAATCGGATGGTGGGGATGGTGCCCATTTGATCTCTTTTACCTAATATAACTATTTTCATGTGGAGGTTTGGTTAACGCAAAGCCGCCCCCTCCGAAGAGAGGGCGGCCGTTAGCGGTGATGGCAAAGAAGGACCAGAACAAAGCAAGAACAAGCCCTTCTTTTGGTGTGGATGGGAATACTGTTAGTTGGACAGCGACAATCCTGGAACTTGACGAACGGCTTCTACCAACTGCACGCCTGGCACTCGGCCGCTGGTGTCTTGGTAAGCGGCCATTCCGTAAACGGACTGAAGACCGATGGCGTTCAAGTGAGCGTCGTTTCCACTATTGGCGAAGTCGTCATAGTGGAAAATTTGTTCGTTGAACACACTACCCTTAGCGTAATAAAGGGCGTTTTCCCCCATAGCTAGCGCGTATCCGATAGGTGTACCAAGAGCGTTCGCTTGACAAATCAAGGATCCGTCGGCGAAGACGTAGTTGCCGGTCGTCTGTGCTTTTCGATTGGCCGCCGGAAGGTTCCCGGTCTGGTCGGCTTCGATGTCTAGCACGGTGAAGTCAGCATTAATCGATGCGACCTCGAAGAGGGCCATGGATTTGTCGACTGCATCGATAACCACTATGTGTGTACCGTCTCCTGCAGTTGCCGATGGCGCGGGGACCAACTTTCCCCCACCTCCGGGAATGCGTACTCCGGCGTGTGCGAAGTTAGCAAAACCGTCGCCGCTTGCTGTAATAGTACCGGTAGGTGCTATAGTAGCGTTCAAGGCAGCGTCGAGTAGCAGAGTCGGGAGCAAAGGAGAGCCTTGGCGTCCGTCGGCAGTGTCGATGATGACGTTGTGGTTAGCGATGATGTTGTTGTCCCACTTGGCATAGGAGCCGGTGTACAACTTGTTACTGTCGCTGCGAGCGTCGGCCTGAGTGATTGCTTCCAGATAGTCCGGATCACTACGAAGAGGACGAAGGCATGCGTCGGGAGCGAAGAACAGGTAACCGGGAATTTCCTGGTTAACGTCTCCACCCGTGTTCATGGGCTGGCCTCCTTGAGCTATAAGGGCCTGTTTGGCTTCCTGGATAAGATCGGTACTGAGACCTTCCGAGTACTTGAGGGCACCGCCAGCGCCGGAACCGTAAGCCTTGATCGTGTTTGAGGTGCCTTTGGCCAAGCAAGTTTCCCGAAGAACGTGCATTACGTGGTCTTGCTCGGTGCGTCCCGCCCATTCGGACATGACGTCGGCGCTGAGTTGATCAAGAGTCTTGCCGGTGAAGCGCATCAGCTTGATGACTTGCGTCCAAGCGACGGCGTGGCGTACCAGATCGACTTCCACTGAGAATGTACCGAACTTCAGTTTACCGGTGTCGTTCTTAAGAATTTCTTCACCTCGAACGCCTTGTCCTCGGATCGGAGCGACTGTGGTGAAAGTCACCTTGTCGGTACCGCCGGCGGAGATGTCGCGCTTTTCAACTACTGGTTTTGCGCTTCCTTCTCCTCCGATGAACTTGGCGAAGACGTTTTTTTCGCGGGCGTCCCTCGTTACGAGTTCGGACCATACTCTTGTGCGAAGATCGGAGTCTGCAAAGATATCACCCGAGTAATTGGTGTTAACGTTCATCAGGTCCACGTTGCCGAAGGATCCGGCTGCGGACTGAGCTGCTGCGTGTGCTGCTTTATTAGCCATGATAATTATAATCTAGAGATTTGAGTAAATCCCCGTTCACCTAAGATTGGCTGGCTGAGGAGCATTCCCCAACATTTGGTATAACTGTTCGTTACTCATGTTGGGAAGTCCTTCGGCCACCCCCTGCGCGGTGAGCGGAGCGTTAGAAGGTTGAGCCGTCGTACCTGTCGTCAACACCTTGGCTTGATTTCCCATGACCGGGGGTCTTTGCTGTGGGATGGGAGCTTGGACTTGCTGCTGCTGCTGTGGCTGCTGCTGCTGGCCCAAACCGCTTATCCCTGCAAACTCCCGAGCCATGATTTCAGGCCATTTAGGTGAGTCGAAGATTACGGCATAGTCAGGATCATTTTGAGCTCTCTCAACGAAATCATCGAATTGCCTTCGGGGAACAGAGTTCTCGTCCTGCAATTCGGGAAACGTCTCGTAAACTTTGTCCCGACTCTCTACCGCTTTAGAGCGATAGGCATCTTCTTCCGCACGCTTGAGTTCCCTCTGGTAAGTAAGCTTATGGTTCTTTATGGCCTGGGCCTCAATCTCCTTCCGCATAATCTCTCTTTGGAGGGACAGGGCCTCTCCCGTTTCGAGATTATCGGTAGCTTCCGTTACCTTGGTCTCAAGCTCAGCGATTTCCTGTTGGAGGGCAGATACCCGTTGATCCGCACGTTGATTATAATTCTGACTTGCGTCTTCTGTATTCTCAACTGGCGAAGGTGCCGTTGCAGTTACATCCGAACCGTAGATTATTCTGGCGGCATCGGAAAAGGATCCATCGAAACCTTCGGAACGGTACAAGTCTATAACTTGTTGATCTTCCGGAGTTCGAGGACGTATTCTCCTCTTCGCCAGTTGCTCTTCCGTTATGGCTTCTTCCGGGACGGGGTCCTCGGGCAAAGCTTCTTCCGGTAGAGCTTCTCCTAACGGCTCGGGAGCAAACTGCTCCTGCTCGGGCTGCTCGGCTTGCACCGGCTGCTCGGTTCCCAACATGTCTCGAAGGTCGTTAGTCGACGCGTCCGAAACGGATTCGCTTTGGGGGGACTCAACCTCCCCTGTTGCTTCTGTCATGGGCCGAACGTTACAACTTAAAACTAAGCCCTTTCAACCGGTTGTATTTTTAATAGCCTCGGTAGATTTTCCGCCTACCGGGCTTCTTGCAGGTGCCTTCAGCAGCACATTCAGCAGCCTTGAGGCACTGACTGCAGGGTTTGAAGCTAGCCATTTTTTCTTTCTTTCCACATTTTCCACAGCGACAATGAGATGTGGACCAAGGTCAACACACCGCAGGCGAAGCCGAGGTAAGGGTTCATGTCTGTCAGGACGAAAGTTCCTCCTGTTCCCGTAACTGCTAAAAATCCGTCTCTCATTGCGTTAAGATCCATTAAGTTTCTCTACTGTTTTTCTTACGTGGTACTTGGTCCAAAGAAATGGTACCAGGAACCACAGGGCTGCTCCGATGCAGCATAAAAGTATTGTGTGGTATATACCCTCGACTACCGTATCGAAAGTCGATTTCTGTTGGTCGAGAAGTGCTGATACGTCGCCTTTCGACAGGGCTTCCACTTGGGCTACGGCTTCTTCGACTTTTTGTTCAGATTTCACAGTCTCGCCCAAAGACCACCCTAAAAGAGCTCCTCCTCCGGCACCCGCCGGTCCGGCAAGTGCTCCCGCCGTGGCCCCTGCCGTCGCTCCCAATCCTGGATACAGCGTCTTGACGCTGCACGAAAATATCATCGAAAGTATAAAGAGGAGGAAAATAACTATAGGAAGTAGTCGAAGCATCTTAAAAAAGAGGGGCCGAGGGAATCAACCCAAGGCCCCTCCAGTCATGAATTAACCCTAAACTAATCTATGAAGATCACCCAAGAGCGGATGAGAAGTCGCTGTACTCACCGAGAACGTTGCTGCCAACGTACAGGGCTCCAACAACTACGTCGGACTTGGCGGTTGTTCCGCCGTCGACGTCGGTGCTGGTGGAAGT